GTCACGGCGTGTCCGCGTTCGGCCAGGAAGCCGCCCAGCTCGAGATGCGTCCGGTGTGCGCCAGAGCGCACCCCGGACAGCCGATAACCGAGGACAGCGATTCTAGTCATCGGCGTCGACCAGGATCCGGAGCAGCGCGGCGACGACACCGGTTCCACCCTTGGCGTTGAGCACCACGATCCCTGGCAGATCCAGCACCGATCGATCGGCGTCGAGCGGACAGAACGCGGCTTCGGCGCGCGAGAGCATCGGGACATCCCAGGCATCGTCGCCGATCGCGACGTAGGGCTGCGGCAGAGCGCCCTTGTCGCGAGCCACCATGACCTCCGCGCCCACCTTCTCGGCGAAGCAGGCCAAGCCGCCCCAATCATCGACGCTCACCAGCGTCACTTCGTAGCCACGGACCACCAGCTCGCGGATCGCGCGCACGTCGCGCGTGTGGAAACGCTTGAAGAGCTTCTCGCCCTTGTGGTCGATCGTCAGCATGCCGTCGGTCAGCACGCCGTCGCAGTCGACGTAGATCTGGCGACTCGTCATGCCGGCCTCTGCTGGATCCAGATGAGCCAGCGGCGGCCGTCAGGCAGCGTCACGGTGTGGGCCTCGTCGGCCGTGCCCAGGTCCACGCGCGAACCTGACGCGGGATTGGAGAGCACCAAGGCGTTGTCGTCGAGCGCAAGATCCCACTGATGCAGCCCGGCGCCGCCCATCGCGGTCGATTCCATCTCGAATCCCTGCACGATGACCCAGCCGCCTGGTCGCGCGGCCGCCCGGAGCCGGTCCAACGCGAGCGCCGGATCCTGGCTGTGGTCGAGCGCATTGCTCATGTGCACGACGTCGAACGCCCGCGTGTAGATGAGATCCTCGGCGGCGATCGGAAACGGCGCCGGCTGGTCGTGCGCGGCGTAATCGAAGATCTGCGCATAGCACTCGCTCAGCGGATCCGTGGCCACCAGCAGCGCGCGCGGCACGGTCCCGGTCAGCAGGCTCACGACGCCGGAACCGACATCGAGGACGAGTGCCAGCGGCCGATGCAGCAGGAAGTCGCGCACGATCGGCTGCAGCTCAGGCGTCGGCGTGCGCGAGAGCCAGCCGTCAAGGAACCGCGGCGTCTGGACGAAACCCTTCCAGAATCCCACCTCATGATCGACCGCGGCCCGGTCCATCGCGTTCAGAGCCATCCGAGCGCCCTCCGCCAGTCGGGGCCGTAGAGCGACACGAGCGCGTCTGTCGTCGACGCGTTCGCCGCCTTCCGGAGTTGGTGGCGACGTCGCGTGATCGGGTGTCTGCGATCGGCGTGTCGGATATAGGCGTGCTCGATCGCCGGCGCGCCGTGATCGACGCCGATTTTCCATCCGGCCGCTCGGACCCGATGGCCCCAATCGAGATCATGACCCCAATACGGCATCCGCTCGTCGAGCGGATAGCGACGAAACACCGCGGCGCGAACGAGCGGGCAGGTGAACTCGAGGAAGGGCACCGCCTTGACGGCGCCGGATCCGTCCGGCTGGCAGGCGAGATGATCGCTGGCGAAGGCGGGATGGATGGCCGCGAAGTCGGCGCGGGTGGCGATGGCGCCGAGCAACCGCGGCAGCATCGTCGGGCCGAATCCGACATTCGACACGAACCAGAGGAACTCCGGCTGCAGGGCATCGGCCTGCCGCGCGCCGTTGTTGTAGGCCGCCGCGAGGCTGCCGACGCCCTGGCGGTCGACGTAGACCACCGGCACGTTGCATCGGGTGATCGCCTCGCGCACGGCGCGGTACTCAGGCTCCAGGTAGGCCACCGCGACAATCGCGACCGGGATCATGCCGACATCTCCAGCAGCGGCGCGCCGGCGCCGAGTATGCCTTCGACCTGGTCGAGAATATCATCCCACGTCGCGTCGGCCACATGGGCGCGGCCGCGCTCGGCGAGCTGTTCGCGGAGCGACACATTCTGCAGCAGCCGCAGCGCGGCCAGATAGAGCGCCTTCTCGTCATACGGGCAGCGGAGGCAGTTCACTTCGTGGACGAGATCGTCGTCGCCGTAGTCGATCGCCCGCGCCGTGACGGTGCCTTTGGTCATCGCTTCCATCGGCGCGCACGCCCGCGCGTCGCAGTGCGAGGCTTTGACCAGGATGGTGGCGTCGCGGTAGAGTGCGTTGAGTTGCTCCAGGGTGGGCTGTGCGACATAGCGAGCTGGGACGGACCGGTAGCGATCCTCCGGCGGCAGTGGATGCCGACCGTAGGCGGTGACACGGTAGCCATCGCGGGCGAGCCGCGATGCGACCTTCGCCGCGATCCGGTTCCAGTCCTTCGTCGGGTTGTCCGGCAGCCAGCCCTCGACCAGGACGGTGCGGCCATCCTTCGCGGTGGTCTCCAGCGGGAAGTCGTCGAGATTCACCGCATTGCTGAGATAGTGCACCGGACTGCGACGGCCGGCCTGGCGCACCATGTCCCAGTTCCATCGGCTGATCAGGAGCAGCGGCGCCGGCGTCAGGTAGAACGCTTGGCACTGGCGCTGCCAGCGCCGATCCCGTGGGCGGAAGAGGTGCTCGGCCATCTGCATGAAGGCGAAGCGGCGCGCCGGCGCCTCCGCCCGGCTCAAGTAATCGACGGCGTGCGGCGAGGTCACCACCAAGGCGTCGCACCGCGCGAGCATCCGGTCCGTGTGCTCGATCCGGACCGATGGATCGATGGCGAACCACCCGCAGCCGCGGCGGTCGTCGGCGCGGAGGTAGACGAGGTGCCCGCGCCGGCTGAGGCGGTTGGCCCACTCGAGGATGACGCGGATCCCGCCATGCGCGGCGAAGGTCGGGCAGGTGAGGAAGAGCCTCACGGGCGCCTCTGGCCATCGTTATTCGCGCGAATGGGCGTCATCCAGTCGGGGCCGTATCGGAACGCACAGAACGCGGCGGGATCGCGCGGCGCTGGCAGCGACATGCCTTCCCACTCGACCGTCGTCAACGGGAAGAGCGCGGTCTTCGGAAATTCGCGCCCCTTGAAATCGTCGACGGCGATATACCGGTCGCGGTGCAGCTTGCCGTCCGCCCGCTCGCGCCAGAGAAACAGATCGAGGTTGGTATGATTACGCGCGGAGAGCCGGACCTTGAGGGAGCGGCCCATCGGACGCAGCAGCACCTGGTGGCCCTGCTGCTCGACCTGCTGCTGCACGCGACGCATTGCCTCGAAGCCGCAGCCGAAGATGCCGAGGTCGACGTCTTTGTCATGGGGGATGAGGCCGGCTGGTAAACCGAGGAGGGGATTCCGCACGGCGCCGAGCAGGCTGCCGTAGTCCAGCCAGAACGTGATGCCGGCGGCACGCAGGGCCGCGACCGCGTTGACCATGAGCTGGCGCAGGTGCCCGCGGCAGCACTCACGAAGGTCGACCTGGTAATCTCGGGCGTCGGCGCAACGATCGGTGTCCCGCGTGCACCCGCCGGTGAGAGCCATCGCGCGATGCTCCGGGTCGTGCCGATCGTATCCGGTGCGAACCTCGCGGGCGCGTTGCATCGTGTCGGACCCCCGCGAGGTAGCTGCTGGCGTCGGTCGCTCAGTCGCCCGGATTAGGCGTCGTGCGTCGGGGTGAAGGCGCCGCTGACAAAGCCGGTCGACGTGTTCACCGAGGCGGACGTGATCGTGTCGTTCGCCACGACGAAGTCCGACGGATCCTTGGGCTCGAGCAAGCCCGTGGCAGCGTTGTGCAGGATCACATAGAGCAGCTGATCCCCGGTGCGGATGCCGGGAACCGGAATCGCCACGGTCGCGGCCTTGCCCGCCGTGCTGAATTCCGTGCAGGGAAAATGGGCGCCGATGATCATGGGTCGTGCTCCTCGGAAGGGCCTGCCTCGCGCAGACCAAAATGGACTAGGGCCGCGGCCTTTCCGCGGACCTTCATGGGCTCACCGTTCTCGCTGCGCAGCGTGCCATCGGACTCGCGACACTGGTACCACCCACCAGGCAGGGCGACGAGCGACGCCGTTTCTGCCGCCGGAGCCGCCGGAGCTGCGGTGGCCGCCTCGGCTCCCCATCGCACCCGGCTTTCGGCGTCGAGCCGGAGTCCCAGGCGCTTGACTGTGGCCGGTGGAAGCACCTCGCCGGGGGTGGCGAGCAGGTACGCGGCTCCCGGATCTCCGTCCTCGACCGGCACGCCGTTGGCATTCTCGTACAACCGGCGATCAGCGACGAGCGATCCGAGCGCCGGCTGCCCCGTCAGCACCGTGAGCCCCATCAGGACGATTCGAGGTCGTCCACCGTCGCCAGCCGCGTCCAGATCGTCGCGGCCTTCGTGCCGGTGTTCTGATAGAGCCCGCCGTCGGTCGTGTCCCGCGCCAGCGTGCCCTTCTCGGCGACGCCGTTGAGATCTCCGTTCGCCAGGGCGCCCGCCTTGGTGAATTCGGCGAAGGCCCCAGATGCCGCGTCGATGATGTTGCCCCGCTCGATCGTTGCCATGGCCGCTCCTCAGAACCGGTGGTGGTGCAGATCAAATCCCCGTGCTCAGGCTCCGGTGATCAGATCCCGGTGATGGTGCAGAAGGCGGCCGGGCGCAACACGGTGAACGCCGTGCGCACATCGGCGCGGATCGTCTTCTGTCCCTGCTTGAACTGATCGGCCACGAACCCGATCTGGACCTCGATCCCGCGCTTCTCGTCGAGACGGCTGAAGTTCGGGAAGTCGCCGACGAGGCCGGTGTTCTCCGTGATGCCCGTCGACACGGCGACGGCTAGGCCCCAGAGCCGGGTCAGCGGCGCGAATGCCGGGTGGCCCCAAATGAAGGCGCCGGTCGTTTCCTGGGCGAGGATCACGTCCTGCCAGTCGTTCGGATGGAAGACGAACGCGCTCGGCTCGGCATCGCCGGTGAAGCGCACCTTCGTCAGCGCCTTGAAGGCCGCGGCCATCGTGCTGTCGCCGCCCTTGGCCTGGGTCTGGATGCCGCCCGTGTTGAGCACACCGCGCAGGTTGGTCCCGACGCCGTTGCCAGCCATGATCTGGCTGGCCAGGCGCTTCCGCACGCCGTACCGCAGCCGCTGATCCAGCAGGCTCGCCATCGTCCCTTCGTCCTCGAGCTGCTCGTCGGTCACCGGCAGCGAGTCACCGATCTTCTGTGCCGGGCTGTTCTTCTGCGCATACTCGAACGTGCTCTCGGGATACGTCTGGCCTTCGGCGGTTTCGGCGGCCGCGTGTACCCGGACCGTTTCCTCCATGTACACGAAGGCCGGCTGGGCGAGCGGGAATGCCGGGACGAGATCGAGGATCTCGGCCAGGCTCAGATCGGCCTTGGGCACGATCAGTCCCGACCGGATCGATTCCGGCGGGAAGCCAGCCGAGGTCTGGAAGAGCGTCTTGAGGCCCATGTCGACCGAAGCGGTGATGCCGAACGAACCGTTCTTCTTGTATGCCTGATACGCCGCGCTCTTCGTCCAGCGGGTACCGAGCGTCTCGCGCTCGTCGGTGACAGACACGAGCGCGGTGCCACCGCGCGTCGGGGCGTTCCGCGCATCCTCACGCTCGCGGGCGGAATCCTTCACCTCGCGGAGCTCGGCCTGTTCCAGCTCGGAGCCCAAGTCATCGAGCTCGCGGTTGCGGGCCTTGACCTTGTCGAGCGCGTCGGCGCGATCGGCGGCGCCGAGCCCTTCGAGGACCTTGGGCCGGCTCAGGTCGAAGCGATCGCCATCCTTGGCGAGCTCCATGATGTTGGCGAGTTCGGTCTGCTTGGTCTTGAAGGCGTCGAGCTTCTCACGGAGGGCGGGCTTCATGACGGGCTCCCTTGGTGCGGGAATCCGTCTTCAACGAGACGGCCATCCCAGCACACCGAGTGGTGGCATTGGAATGGCCGTCAGAATGGCCGTCGTGAATTGTCCGGCGAGTACTACGTCAGCCCAACCCTAGGGGATCTTTTTTCCCCGCGCAACCAACCCCTTCGTTTCGAGCGATCGACCAGGTTGAACGCTCTCGAACAGATTGACCCATCCGCATCCCTTGCATCGCCAGGTGTCGCGCGGCGCCGGGATCTGTTCGCGATCGCGCGGACGGCGGAACATGCCAATCAATTCCATCGGCCGCGACGTCTCTCCGAGCCATGCCGAACAGCGATGACACCGCAGCTCATAGCTCACCCGAACCCGAGGCGCTTCCGCGTCTGCTCGAACCGGCCGAGCTCGGCACGCATCGCCACGTGCTCATCATCGTCGCGCTGCCGCTTGACCGCCAGTTCGGCCGCCAGGCGCTCCGCAGTCAGTCGCGCATCGAGCGCGCGGCTCTTCTGCACATGGTCCTCGAGGCGGCGCGATTCCACCAGCACCGCGTCGGTCTCCTCATCCTCGTCCTCGGGTTCGACCGTGGCAGCTGGTTCCTCGAGGGTCGGGTCGCCGGCGGCCAAGGCCGGATCCTGTTCCGGTGGGTTCTCGACTGCAGTCGTCTCCGTCGCCGCGATCGGCGCGTCTTCGGGCAAGCCAGCCGCTTTCCGGGCCGCCGACTTGGCGCTGATCGTCTGGGTGCCGATCCCGGCCCCTTCCATCACCGGCGAGACTTCGAACACGCGCAACTTCTTCAGGATGCGGTAGCACCCACATTGCCGCTGCTCGTCCGATGGCGCGGCCCATTCCAGCACCTCATACCCGAACGACCATTCCCCCAGGTCCTCGAGCAACTTGATCGTCTCGAAATGGTCCTTCCCCTGGTTGGTCGTCATGAAGAACTGGAGATCGGCGAGCGCCTGGTCGCCGTCTTCGCGCGTGGCGCCGCGGCCGACCGGCAGGTTTCCGCCGAACGTGCTGCTGTGACCGTACGCCGAGACCTTCACGCGCTGGACGCCGATCGCGCCAGGTGGGATGATGTCCCCGTCGAGATCGATTACGCCCAAGGTGGCGAAGCGCGCGACCACCGCGCCCGTGTCGCCCGCCTTGAATTCGACGCCGCGGAACGTCTTCGTCTCGATCATGTTTCGGTCTCCGGATTCTGCGGTGGATTCAGCGGGTCCTGCGCGTCTGAGAGATCCTCGCCGGCCGTCGAGCCGGGCTCACGCGCCGGGTCGTCGGGCGCCGCGTTCGGGTCTTGCTCGGCCGGCACCGGTGCCGAACTCGTGGGGCGCAGATAGATCGCCTGGCTCTGATCGACCTCGAGTCCGAGCATCTCCTGCGCGCGATCGACGCGCAGGACGCCGGCCGTTACCAGCAGCGCGGTGCGCGTGGCCTTCTCGCTCTCATCCTCGAGGAAGGCGGATGCCTGCGAGTTGTCGAACCGCATCCGGAATCGCCGGGTCTGGCTGACGAAATCCGGGAGGAGGTGTCGCGTGATTTCTTTCGCGAACGAACGCTGAATCGGCGTAATGCACGAACTCCAGGCGAGTCGGACCATCTCCTTCATCGTCGCGCCAACTTTGGTCGCTTGGAGGCCGGCACCGAATCCCACGACCGCCGCCGGCACGCCGAGCATGGCGCAGACGCGCTCCTCGGAGATGTCGCGCAGATTCGTGAGCATGAGCTGGTTGGGATTGAAGCCAAACTGCGCGATTTCTGTCGGCTGACCGAGCACGAGCCATTCGCCGCGGCGGTTGCCGGTGAAGCCGCCCTTCATGTACCGCTTCATCTCGTCCACTTCATCCTGTGACGGGAGGGCCGTCCCTTCCTTGGGCGCAATCACGCCGCCGGGCACACCCATGTTGCTGAGGATCGCGGCCGTGAAGTTCGCGGCCTCCTCGTCGGACATCACTTCGCGCAGCAACGCGTGGAGCGGGGCAAAACCGAGCCGTGGTTGCCGCGGGTCCATGCCGAACCGGAAGTGCACCATGTCGCGCACCGGAATGATCTCGGCCGGCTGCCCGGGCACGATCATGCACTGGTACCCGCTGATGAACTCTGTCCCGTTGACCGCCCAGACCGGCGACGCCATGAAATGCGGGATGTACCAGAGCGCCACGACCTCGCCGAACCGATTCCGGATCTTGCGCCAGTATGCGTTCCCGGCGAGCACGTAGGAGAGGATGCTCGCCTTCGCCAGGGCGTCCCAGCCATAGAACGGATTGGGCGCCTGCAGGAATTCACTGACCTCATGATCGACGGCAAGTTCCCAGCGGTCGTTGACGCGGCGCTCGATGACCGGATCGGCTTCCGTGAAGTTGCGCATGATCCAGGACACCGGCGCCATCACGACGTTGGCATCGAGGCCGTAGGCCGGTGAATGCAGTCCCTCGAACAACCCGGTCAGGGCAGAGCTCGCCGGGATAAAGCCGTCGCTGGTGGGCCGATCGATCGTCAAGCCCTTCTTCTCGATCCGCGCGAGCCAGCTCATCGCGACCGCAACCCGAGGCCGACCAGCAGCGCGCCCATCACAATCCATCCCGCGGCCGGGTGCAGCTGCCAGGCGCCGATCGCGATCAGCAGTCCCCCGCCGTACACGTGCAAATCGCGCGCGTCGGGGAGCCACGGAATCAGCCGCTGCAGGGCGAGGCGGAACTGCGTCATGCGGCGACGGCTCGTTCCGTTGCTGCCCGATAGCGGGCGAGCAACTCCGCCAGCGGCCGCCGGAGATCCGCGCGCCCGAGCCGCAGTGCTGCGGCCTGGGCTTTCAGTCGGACAGATGGCGCGTAATGATCCAGGAGTTGGGTGAGCGCGGTCGACAGTTCTTCCGCCGAGCAGGCGGTGGGCTCGCCGGCGCCGGCGGCGCGGGGGGTCGGAGATCGAGATGCCGTGGCCGAGGTCACAGGCTCCCTTGCCGTCGAGGTGAACGATCAGTTCGCATTCAGCAGCCAACCGGCTGCACGGGGGCGGCTCCCAGCTGCGAGCGAGTCATTCCGCGCCTCCCAGGAAAGCACCCCCGCCATCGCGAGGTCGATCTTGTGCGGACTGTCGGGCCGTTCTTTGCGCAGCACCCAGAGGGGTTGTTCCTGGTCATCGACTAGGTTCGTCGGGGAGCGACAGGCATTCCCGATGTGCCGCGCGAAGACCGGGCTGTCCTCGTGGGATAATTCGCCGGCCTGCATCGCGCCGAGATAGGAACGGATCGCAAAGGCCATCGGCTTCCGACGATTCGTCCACCACTCGAACACCTTCTTGTCGCCGTAGCGTCCGGCCCAGGTCGCGACCCAGCTCTCCCATTTCGGCGGATCGCAGTACATTCGCACCACCGTCCATCGCGCGAACGCATCCGCCACCGCACCATCGACCTCGGCCACCGCCACTTCCCAGGCCGCCTGCGTCTCCGGTTTCTCCCACGATCCGACGACAAACTGATACCCACTGTCCAATTCCGTCGCCACCAACCCGGTCGCATCTTCGTAGCGCGATCCGTCGAAGCCGAGCGCGATCATCGCGCCCTTCTTCGGCGCGTACTCCGGCCGCACCAGCGTCGCCCAGAGCGCCGCATCGAACGCCTTGGCCGATGCCTGCACCCGGCGGTTCAACCAGACGCGCTCGGCGTACGCGCGATCGGCGTCGCCATCCTCGAAGCGCCGCATGATGCGATCGACGTCCGTCCACTTCGCGATGTAGGGGCCCGACGCTTCCAGGATCGCGGCACGCAGACCCGCCTTCGTCGCGAGGTCGTGCTTCTGCGAGGCTTCCCGGTGATAGAAGAAAATCCGCGAGTCGGCCGGCTCGGCGGTGGCCATGAGCTTGAGCACGTAGTCCATGGTGCCCTCAGCGACGGATCCGCCACCAGGTTCCGGCGCGGTCGTCGTCTCGAGCGCCCAAGGATCCGCCATCGGGCGCTTGCCGAGGTTGGCGAGCATCACGCTCCAAGCGCGCTTCTGGCCATCGAGCACGAGGCGATGCGATTCATCACAGTGCTGGAAGGTCGTCCGGGCGCCGTCGCGCGCATTCGGCGTCGACGCGACCGCCTCCGCCTTCCCGTCGCCGGCGCGGCGCATAATCCGGTTGAGGCCGATGTCGAAGTCCGCGGCGACCGTGCTCTCCTCGAGGATGCGCCTGAGCGCACCATACGCCAGCTCCTCCACCTGTTCCTCGGTCGAGCCGATCATCGGGATGTAGGGATCCGTCACGCCGGTACCCTGGAGCGGTTGACCGTGCTTCGAGAACCCGACACAGCGCACCGGGGCGTGGCGATGCAGCTCGGCCGCGGCGATCCAGGCGGCCAACTCGGTCTTGCTGGAGCCTTTGCGGAGGGAGAGCACGCAGCGTTCGAAGCGCCGCCGGCCGGCCCGCGGGTTCCGTGACTTCACGGTGCGGCCGGCCTTGCGGGTCAGGAGCTGCGGCGGCTCGACTTCGTAGAAGCGATACAGCCAAGCGCGGATCTCATCGTTGAGCTGGACCGGCTCGCCGAACAGATCGCCCGGGCCGTGCACCAATGTCTCCTCGATCCAGGCGCAGACCTGCGGGCCGAGCGTCGGCCACGGTCGGGCGTCGTTCGGCGGGTAAAGAATGACACTCACTTCCCCACGACTTTCAGGACATCGCGCGGGTCTTTGGTAGCGATCCGGTCAAGACGCTTCGATTTCCGCCGCTTCTGCGTCCGTTCCTCGGCTTCCTCCGCCTTCTCGACTTCCCACTGCAGCCGGCGGCGATCGATGGGCGAGAGCCCGAACCGGATCTCCTGCTGCCGGATCTCCGAGGCGATCCGGACTAGGCTGGCCGTATCCTTCTCGGTCCAGCGCCGCTGCATCAACTCGGCCAGGAGGTAGAGGCCGCCCTTCATGTCCGCGCCCAGATACTCGCCGGCCATCGGTGATTTCCAGACGGCGCGCCACCACTCGATCACCTTCGGGTGCCAGACCTCCGTCAGCTCCTCGCGTTTCGGCAACGGGGGCACTTTTCGGCGCGCCGAGGCGGCCTCGCTCGGCAGCTGCGCCGATGTGCTCGACCGATTGCGCCGCTGGCGCAGTTCAGGCGGTTTGGGGATCTTCGGCAGCTGCGGCTCCTGTACGCTTCCGGGCCGAGGCCAATTTGCCACGATCCGTACACGGAAAAATCATGCTGCGCGCACGGTCCTGGAAGCGACCCCCTAAACGATTCTCAATTTTTCTCACGAGGGTTTCGCCTTCACGCCATCCTCCATGCACCGCGCGGCGCCTTCGCGGATGGCTTGTGCTGCGCCGTCCTGCCCTCGCTGGCCGTCTTGAAGCGGTGACAGGAGTTGCAGATCGGCTGGTGGTTGCTCGGCATCCAGAACAGCGGATCGTCCGGGCCGGTCACCGGCGCAATGTGGTCGACCGCGTCGCATTCAGTATGTCGCCCCTGCTGCTGACAGGACCGACACCACGGATTCGCACGTCGATATTCGACGCTGTATTGCGTCCACGCTGGACCATACCCGCGCTCGGCCGCAGTTGGTCGATCCTCTGTTCTCTCCTTGCCGTGCACTGAGCAGGGATCGAGCTCGGGACAGCCAGGCTCGGCACAGATGCGGCGTGGCTTGGTCATGCCGCCGTCCTTCCACGTATCTGTACCAGCCAGGGCCCGCAATCCGCAGGTACGTCCGCGTGATAGGAGCAATTGGGGAACGGCGACAGCGTGACGCCGTTCGGCGCCCCGCCATACCATGGGTAGTCGCGGCACATGTTCGGTCGGGTCTCGTGGATCGTGCACCGCCGCGCGGTGGGATCAAAGGCGCGGCATGAATAGAAGTGGCGGTCCTCTGGCATGATGTGAACCAACGTGTGGTTGATTCGTTGCGCCTCCGCCCGATCCATCGGCACGAGAAAGCCACCTTCGAAATAATGACGGTCGCGTGCATCCGGATATGCTGCACAACAAACGGCGATGTCTGCAGGGGATAGCGCCAGTGGGATCACTTCGCAACAGGCGCCGCAGCCGTTGCACTCGGTCACGCCGCCCTCAACGAAATCTTCCGCAACCGGGCAATCCGCTTGCCGACGGCCTGTCTTGACATTCCCAAGGCCCACGCGAGGTCCTCGTTCGTCCAGCCGACGGCCAGCTTGACCACGATGAACGTGTAGGCATCCGCGACTTTGGCGAAGTTCCCCGGCGGACCGCAGCGGGCCGTCCGCTCAGCGAAGCGGTTGGCACTCTTCCCATACAGATTCACCGACCCCTCCTCGCCGCGAGACGGCCAGATGGGTTCGATCTCTGCTTCCGCTTCCGGCCAGCCTTGGCGAGACAGCGCGGCGTCGTGCAGACCGCGCGCCCCTTCTTCCAATAGCCGGCCTCCCAGCTGCAACCGTCGCGACAGGGGTGATGCCAGTCGCACCCGCACCCCTCGCAAATGGCCGTGAATGCGTCGAGTGTCACAGTGACAGCTCAGCCTGGTCGGGCGCCGGCACGACCGGATCGGATGGGACGAGGCGCAGGGCTATTCGGCCGGCGCAAGCGGAGAGCGGCTCTAGCCAGGTGCGGGAGAACCCTGAATGCTTGCCCCCGCAGACGAACGCATCGAAAGGCTTGCATTGGGTGATCGAGAGTCCGTGGCCGCCATTTGCCTTGAGGTCGAAGTGCGTGCAGCGGACACCGTCGCGCCATTGGCATCCGAGGCAGAGATCCATGCTCCCTGGCATCGGGTCGTTTCGGTGCAGCTGGTGATATAGGCGGGGATGTTTCTCGATGACCGCCTTGGAGCATGATCCGCACAGAACGACGACCCGCGGTTCTGGCCGGTCGATGTCGTCGCATTCCTGCCAGCGATTCAGGTTCGCCGACGAGCCCGCCATTCCACAGCGTTGGCATTGGTATGGGTGCCGCGGACCGGTGAGGTCGTCAGTCAGGCGTGGCCACGGAGACTTCACGCCAGGGCCTCCTTCGCGAACATTACGGCGCCGCAGTGATTACAGGGATCGGACGTCGTGAGCTGCTGGCAGTCCGGGCAGCGGCGCTTCTGCCCCGGGAGGTTGGCGATCAGTTCCCGCGAACGCTTCGCATTGGCCGCATTGGCCATCGCGCCGGTGTAGCGAACAGGTGGCGGCTTTGGAAGTGAGACCGCGTGCTTCACGGCGTCCTCGAATGGCATGTCGATCTTCAGGCGATCGGCGGAGCCATAGTCGGACAGCGAAACTGATGATCGAGGAGTATCCGGCCCCTCAGAGGACTCGGCGGCGGCCGGCTCCGGTTCGTCCGTCTCGACCGGTGCGTGTCTGCAGCCCTGCTCTCCCCATCCGAAGCGAGCGGCCCACGCCTTGAGCGTGGCGACGGTACACCCGACGTCCTCGGCGATTGTGGTATAGGCGAGATCTGGACCGCCGATCTGCCAGAGAACGCGGGCTCGATCGATCGTCTCGAAATCGGTGACCGGCGATCGACTGCCAGGGGCGGTGTTGGGTCGGGCTTTCCATTGGAACTTGCGCGCCCAACTCTGCAGGGTCTGCACCGTACAGCCAGCCGCGCCGGCAATCGCCGTCTGCGAATCGTCCGTCGTCTCCCATCGATCCTGGGCGCGCCGTTCCTTCGCCCGACGTTCGAGGCGACGCTGAGCGAAGTGTTCGGCGTCGAGCTGTGCTTCTGTCCGGTGGCCGTCTCCGTCGGGTTGCGCGTTCGTTTCCGGTTCGTCGCCTTTCGTATCGCGGCGTAAATCCAACCGCTGCAGCGTCTTATGGGGCTCCATGTCGCGGCCCGTGTCGCGATTGCTGGCCGGTTCGTTCCCGACTCGTTTCCGTGCCTCTGGCGCCTCGTCGTCGGGCAACAGCGCCTCTAATGCCGTGATCGCTCGGATCAGGCGGTCCCGCTCTTCCGCGAGTCGAGCCAGGTCGACGCGTATGAGCCGGACGGTTTCCGTCGAGAGGAAGCTCACGCCGCCGCCAGATGTCGCAACGTCGGATTCCGCATCGCCTGCAGGCCCACGGCGACGGCGTCCTTCTCATCCGGTGACCAGGCCCGGCGCTTCGCCGGCAGTTCCAGATTGGCGGCGGTGATCGTCCGCAAGCCGAACGCCTGTTTCGTCTCCTTCTTCATCGCCGGCGCTTCGAGCAGCTCGACCTGGAATCCGGCCTGCCCACAAGCGAGCACGATCGCGCCGGCGGCCAGGTTCTGGTGATACATGTTCGCCATGATCGAGACCTGGGCACGGCCTTCGCTCCGGCGATAGATCCCGCCGCGCGCCGGCTTCTCCATGACGATGCCGCGGAGCTGCTCGGGATCGTATGATGCCAAGTACTCGGTCAGCTCGCGAGCGATCGCCCGAAGTCGATCGCTGATCGATGCGTCGGTCGGTGTGCGGATGAGATGCACGCCGCAGAGGGCGTTGGCCGGCGATTGGTTCCGATGGGTCCAGAGCCAGGTGGCCACTCCGACCTCGTCGAGTCCTGGATCTATTGAGATGAACGTCATCCGAACAGCATCTCACTGGCGCGCGGTTCACCGCCGCGTGCTGAGACGACCAGGCGGCGGGCACCGAGGCGCTGCAGGTAGCTGTTCCTGGACGACCGTGCATAGCCCGTCACCTCCGAGAGCTTTTCGCGGTCGACAGGATCTGGATAGCTGGCCACGAGCAGCTCGAGGATCCGCCGCTCCCCTTCCGGGAGTTCTTGCAGCCAGTGCTCGCGCAGTGCATCGCCCGTCGGCAGCGGTTCGAAATCGGCGCCGAGGAATTGGAGGCCGTGCTCGGTGGCCAAGATGTCGCGCTCGCCGGCGTCGATCAGCCCGGCCGCCGACAGTCGCTGCAGGTAGCTGTTGCGGGACGACCTGGCGTAGCCGGTCAGGACCGTCAGCTGCTCGCGCGTGACGCCGGCGGCGTGCTGCGCGATCGCGATGAGAACTACGCGTTCACCCTTGCCGATCGAGGCGCCATTCCCGCGGTCAACCGCCGTGCCAACCCTGCGGTCAGATACGCGGGAAGTCGTTGGGGGGCGCGGAGTTGGTTGTGCCGAAACCCTGGACACTGGCGCGGACACTCTCGGCACCTGATTGATCCGCTGCGCCTCGCCGAGTAGCCCGCTGAGCGAATGCAGCAGCAAGTCCCATCGTTTCGTCTCCGCCTCGCGTCGCGTCCCCACGACATCCACCAGGTGAGTTAGGCCGGCGATCTGCCTATCTGTGATGACCGGCTTCTCGACGATCTTCGTCTCGACCTTCGCCGGCGGAGTAGCAACCGGTACGCTTTTGGACTTTACGGCGCGCTCGAGCTCGGCGATCCGAGCCCGCAGTAGCTTCGGGTCCTCGGCCTTGGCCCGCTCGATGGTCGCGGCCATGTCGGAGCGGAAGGCGGCGAGGTCCACATCGGCCAGCGTCTTCGGAGCCTTCAATGCCTGTCCGGGCTTCGGGGTGGCGCCGGAGTCGAACGTGCTGGTGAGGTCGACCGTGATCCGCTTGAAGATCCCGCGCTCGTCCGGCCAGCCCGGCGCCCAGACAAAGGCCGTGCCGCGGGGGAGGCTGGCGAGCTCGGCCATGACTTGGCCGCGCTTCTCCGGCTGGCCATGCTTCTTGATCCATTCGTCGACGGCGTCGATGTCCTGGCTGCCGATCGTACGGAGCAGGATCAGCACGCCGCATTGCGTCAGCACGTTCTTGTTGAGCACGGCCGCGCGCTGCGAAATGAGCGTGATCCCGATCCCGCGCTGGCCGCCACGGCGCACGATGTCCTCCGCCGCGCCGAGCATCCGCTGCTCTCCATCGTCTGGCCGTTGTGGCGCGATCGCGTCGGCCTCGTCGATGATCAGCATCATCGCGGTCCGATACCGATCCTGCGCCTTGAGCCGGTACAGCGTTTCCAGAAAGCCTGTCATGAATACCGGGATTTCTCGCTTCCGGCAGCCGCTCAGATCGATGAGCAGGCTCACACGCTGCTCGACGACCATCTTCGCGACAAGCTCGCCGCCGTTCACCTCGAGCGGTACGTCGCCGTACTCGCCACCGACAATTACGATCGGCAGGCCCGGGCGCTTGCCGTCCGCGGACGAGCGAATGCCCCACCAATCCCCCTTCGGATCCACGATGACGATCTGCTGGCCAGCGGCATGCAGGCCCTCGGCGAGCACCTTGGCCGTGTTGCTCTTGCCGGAGCGGCGCGTGGCCAGCATGGCGAGGCTCTCGGTGACGGCCTCGAGCGGCAATCCGAAATCGGGCGCGAGTCGCAGCTTCACGAGACGACCCTGACAAGCTCGCCCGCTAACTTGGCGCAATTCGTCGGCCACTCATCGAGGATCACGTATTCGTGGTAGTCGCAGGGGACGCGCGCCCACTCGTTCGGAGCCTGCTGGACCTTCTTCTTTCCGTTGCAACCCACCGAGGCGTTGACCTCGCCGTTGGCGTCGACGTTATGGAGCCTCAGGCTGCCATGCATGTGGCAATTCGGGCACTTGAAGACAACCATGCTTCCGTCAGGGTTTTCGACGAAGGGCTTACCGCACCCTTCGTCCTCGAAGTACCAGCCGCTCGGCTGATCGAAGTCGGTCAGTCTCGGGACGTGTTTCCGCTCGCTCATGCCTTCTCCTTGGTGATTGCGGGGGTGGGATTTGAACCCACGACCTCCAGGTTATGAGCCTGGCGAGCTACCGGGCTGCTCTACCCCGCGAAACCAGTTCCGCTTCGCTCAGCTCAGCCGGCGACGGTGTTCGCGGCCACGGCGTCGCCGAGGGCCTTGGCGCCCGCGTCGAGCGCATCGGCCTGGGCGTTGACGGCCGTCTTCAACGACGCGAGGTCGGTGGCGGCCTGCGCGGCCGCGCGGAGCTTGTCGGCCAGTCCACCGATCAGCGTCACGGCAGAGGCTTCGACCGTCGTCGTGGCGGTCACTTCGTCGGTCAACTTCTGGAGATCCGGATCCATGGCGTGTTCCTTGTTCGGGTGATGTTGGTGGTTCAGGGTGTGCCGGGTTGGGCGGTTGCCCCGGCCACGGCGGCCGTCAGTTTGGTGCGCGCATCGGCGAGCCGGCCGCGAAGCGCGGCGAGCGCCTCGCCATCCGTCGCGCCGATGGGGTTCAGGTTCATGAAGGCGACCTCGATCAGCAGGTCGACCTTGGCTTCGATGCGAGCCAGGCGGGCGTGTTTGCAGTTGCAGTCGGCCATCAGGCGCTCTTTCTCCGTGGGGCGTGACCCAGCGCGGCTCGCGCAGCCCGTTTGCGGGCTTCGCGGGCGCGGCAGGCTGCCGAGCGGTTGTTGAGGGAGAGGACTATTGGAGGGAGTGTTTCAGCTTCCTCTGCTGGGCCCGCCGAGCCGAGCGAGCTGCAATCGACGGGAATGGTGCGCAGCGCGATCGTCACGGTGCGCGCGTGCTTATCGACGAGCCCGGACGCGATCCACGGCCGCAACAGCTCGCGGAGTTCATTGCCCTCGAGGCGAGCGGCCTGCGCACGGAAGTCCATGGCCAGGGCAACGAGACGATCGCGCTCCGTCGCGAGGCGCGCCTGGCGCCGGCCATCGAAGCGGTGCTGCTCCAGTTCCCGCGTCAGGCGATCGAGGTCCGCGCGCACCGTGCGCAGTTGCGGGTCGGCTTCGGCCTTGAGCAGCGTGCCGTCTCCGACGGCAGCTACCAGGCGATCACGGCGCGCTTCCAGCTGCCGGCGCGTGCGCACGGCACGTGCGCGTCGATCGGCCGCGGCACGATCGCCCTGATCCAGGAGTCGATCGAACGCGACCGCCAGACGTGCACCGAGCTGGTGGCGTTCCATGGCATCCGCGACGGCGCCGATGATGCGCGGCTCGATGTCTCGCCGCTGGATGGTCATGAGGTGACCCGGACACCGTGGCTGCTTCGTATAGCCGGCGTCCTTGTAGAAGAATTGCGCCTGCGGATGATCCGCGGGATGTTTCCCGGTGCGGCCGCCGCCCACGAATGGCGCACCGCAACTCGCACAATGCAGCAGCCCGGAGAGCGGATAGGCGTATCGCACGGGGGAGGTATGCTTGCGATTCCGCGCGAGACACCGTTGCACCTGGTCCCAGAGGTCGCGATCGACCAGCGCGGGAAACGCGTCGCGGACGAGGACGACCTGCTTCGCCTTGAATCCGCTGCGAAGATCGCCGGCGTAGACCGGATTGCGGAGCATGTGCAGCAGGGCACTCCAATGGAATCGGTGCGCCGTCTGCGTGCTGGTCTGCCGATGGAGTTCCGTGACGCTCGCGGTCCCGGTGGCATACCGCCCGAACAACCAGCGCACGAAGGCCACTTCCTCGTCCGGGCCCGGCGTGAGTTTCAGGACTTCGTTCTGTCCCTTGCGTTGCCCTGGCGCGAGCACGCGCGTGGCACCGGAGAGCGCGTCGATCGCGACCCGCCGGTAGCCGTAGGGTTCGCGATTCACCCAGAAGCCCTTGGCTGTAGCACCGCGCATGCCGGTCTTCGCGCGCGACTGGATCTTCTGCCGTTCCTGCATGGCGGAGGTGCGCTGTAGCGCGTCGAGAATGGATCGCACATTCGGATCCGTCGAACTGCCTTCGGCGAAGCGCACATCGTAGCCGCATTGGCGGACGAGAAAGGTGTAGTGCCCGGCCTCGTCGGGATCATCGAAGCGTCCCCAGCGATCATGCCGGAAGACGAGGACGAGGCCGCCTTTCGTCGGATGCGCCAAGCAGTGCGCGAGCAACCGCTGGAAGCCGGGCCGATTCGCCGTGCCCCCACTGACGCCCGGATCGGCGAAGATCGCGTCAGCGGGGAGCGTACGACCGAGGGAGGTCGCCAGCTGCTCGAGCGCGAGCCGCTGATCCTCGAGGCTCACCTTGTCGGGCGTCGCCTGGCGCGGATCGGAGACCCGGAGGTAGGCCAGCGTGTCGTACATCAGGCGGCGCGATCGGTGGATGGCACTGGAATGCCCTCGAGGCGAGCGAAGGCTGCAACATACAGCGCCAGCCAGCGATCGAGGTCGGGCAAAGGCTCGGCGCTCGCGACCGCTCGGACCTCAAGGCCCTTCGAAGGCGGGGCAGACCGCGCCGGGCGCGCGGTCATGCGGCCCTGCGCTCGCGCAGATGGATCTTGTCTTTCAATTCCGGCTCGCAGTCGAGCAGCTCGCGGCCGACGAGCGCCGTGAACGTGTTGTCGATGGAGACGTGGTGCGTCGAACGGACCCATTCGAAGAGCGCCTTCGCTCCGACACGCTGTTCTCCCGCGCGCACCAGGGCCACCGCGCGCCACCGCATGATCTCGAAGAGTCGCCGGCCGTCGTCGGTCTTCCGCCATTCGGCATACCGGCCTTCGGTCGTCTCCGGCAGCTCGAGGAACCGATCCTCCGCCTCGGTCACCGCCGGCATCGTCGGGAATCCGAACAGCGGCAGGTCGGTCGCCTGCTGCGCCGGCGGCGGGATCATGCGGTCGACGGGGCGGATCACGGCGCGATCTCGTCGGGACGTGCCCGCTCGGCGACTTCGTCCATGCGTTCGAAGACGGCCAGCGCGCGATCGGTGAAGAGCTCCGGATCGTGATCCGCCAGGAAGCCGAGCAAGGCATTCACTCGGCCGACAATGAAGGCGCCAGGCAAATGGTAGATCCGATCCGCGAGACCCTCGTCGAGAAATCTTGTCGCGTTGGCGATCCCGGGACTCCACATGCCACGCCGCGCCATCGCATTCGATGACGATGCGCCGGCCGCTGACGGTCACCACGAAGAAGTCGGCGCGCAGCGCGCCCGGCGGTGGTCGCAGCCAGCGCTGCTGCTCGATCGTCGTGCCTGGGCGCACATGCTGCGCCAGGCGTCGCGCGAAGATCTCCTCGATCGGCGATTCCGTCTCGGCGCCCGAACCCGGCGGATGCTCGATGCGCTCGAGGGCGTCGACGAGGAGTTCGCGCATGGGCGTCGGGTCAGGCAACGGACCGCTCACTCGTCGAGAGCTGGCGGTAGGATTCTTCGCCGCAGTCGACCAGGCCGCCATCGAAGCCGGTCAGCCGGTCCCAGAGCGCGCGGCCAAGGATGTCGTGCAGCTCTTCGTCGGGCTCATTGGTCGTGAGGATCGTCGGCCGGCCGAAGTTGATCCGTTGCTCGAGCACATCGAAGAGATGCTGCATCGACACCCCGCGGAACGCATGGCGCGAGACGTCGTTGATGATCAGCACGTCGAGCTCGCGCCAGTATTTGAGTTCGTGGCGCTCGTCGAGATCATCCCGGTTCCACGCGGCACGGAGGTCACGCACCAGGTCGCCGAGCTCGACGAAGCGCACGGCCGCGGCGTGCTCCTCCACCAGGGTCCGCGCCACGGCCCAGCAGGTATGCCCCTTGCCGGTCCCGACGCTTCCGCTGAACGCCACCAGCGTGGTCAACCATTCCGGATATTCCCCGACCAGCCGCCGGGCCACGCGCACCATCTTCGCGGTGGCGTGCTGCTGCTCGGAGGAGCCGTAGAGCCGGATCGTGTCGAGGGCAGCCGCGGCGTACTTGGGCGGCACCCGGAGCGCGAACAGGCGCTCGCGACGGCGGCGCGCGAACTCGGCCTCGCTCACCGTCTTCGGCGGACGGGCCGGTCCCATCAGCACGCGCGCGAGCAGCTCGGGCTCAGCCATCGAGCCGCTTCCCGGGAGTGATGGGCGCGGTGTCACGGCGACCGGCGTAGGCCGGCGCGCGAGCGGCTCGAGCTGGCATCTCCCGGCGCTCGCGCGCCTTGTCGACGATGCCGGCGAAGTAGCGCGGGTTCCAGGTGGGCCGATCCCCGTTGGCGAGATCGATCAGGGCGGCAGCCACGTCGCGCGGATCCGATCCGCGCCCGGCCGGCCCGATGGGGATGAGCTTGGGATGCACCGCGAGCCGACGCGCCAGATCGTTTACGATTCCGGCCGGATTGCCAGCGGCTCGCAGTAGGCGGTCCAGTGCCTCGAGGCTGTCGGGCGAGAGCTCGGCCCGGACCAGCCCCTCGAGTTCCTCGCGCGTCGGCCCTGAGGCTGAGGCACTGCTGGTCTCTGTTACGGTACCGGTGTCGGTGTCGGTTAAGGCGCCGGAACCGGCGTGGAACGTCCGTCCATTTTCCTCGGATGTTCCGTCGTCTTTCTGCGGAATGTCCGTGGAGTCTCCGTCACTTTTCCCGCCCTTCCGATCGCGATCACGTTGGAGTTTCGCCAACGCCTTGCCGTTGTATCGATACCACGCAGTGAGTGTTCCGGACGCGTCGCACATCAGCGCACGCACCTGGGCGCCGAAGCCCGGAAGGTCCCCGGCCCAGACGTCGAGCGTCTCGTCGTCCACGGCGGCAAGCGAGCCCGTGGCCGAGTGCTCGGCCACCTTGCCCAGGAATCCCGGGAACCGGCCCGCGACATGGTACCGGTCCTTCCGGAGCGCCTTGGCAATGGCGAGCACCTTCGGATCGCTGGCGATCCCCGGGTCGACGGCCACGTAGTCCAGTCCCTTCATCGCGCGGTCACGCTGCGAACTTCTCGAAGCAGTGGAGACACTTCACCACATCCTCCGGGCTCGTCTGCCCGCAGTGCTTGCAGTACCGTCGACCGTTGGCCACCGGGTGTTCGCCGTCCGGGATGCCCTTGTGTTTCGGCGCGCGCGCGGCGAGATCGAGCCGCTTGATCGGCGCGGCGTTGGCCGGCTTGTCATCGCGCCAGCCCTCTTTCTTGACGTGCTGGTAGACGGCCTCTGACGACACGCCAGCGGCCTCGGCGAGGATCCGCGCCGTGTCGCCGCGGCCGCCGTCGTAGCGTTTCCGGAGCGCGTTCCAATCAACGTCGCGCCCTCCGCGGCGAGGTTTCGCGACCTGGCCGACCGAGCCCCCCCCCCCGATTTTTCCGTCTTCGCGCGCTTCGCCTTTTTCGCGCGTGTGTTCGGGAGGGCGCGGCGGGTGTACTTCCGCTTCGGCTTTGGTGTCCGGCCGCCGCGCGGCTCTTCGATGCCGAGCAGCTCGGAGCCGGTCACGGTTGGCAGCTGCCGGATCTGATCGCCCTGGCGCGTCCAGCAGGTGTCGTCGTCGAACACGTACACGGTGATGTTGAGCTCACGCACCGGCATCGGGCGCCCCTACGGTGGCTGGTGGAAAACGGCCCGCGACGGTGCAGGTCACGACATGATTGACGCCGACGCCATCCTCGTTGCTGAATGGTGCCGTGCAGTTCCGGTCCGCTTCACAGTCGATCGGCATCGGCTTGCCGGTCGCCGGTGATTGGATCCAGTAAAGAGTTTTTCCGCAGGTCGGCTCGCGACAGACGCTGACGCGCGCCGTCTTCGGCACGGCGTAGTAGGTCGGGCCACGCTCAGTCATAACGGCTCCGGTCCGCGCGGCGGGAAATGCGCGTGGTGGCCCACCGGCATGACATTGCTCAAGCCGCCTTCCTCGGTCACCGGCACAGCGAGACGGCCGTCGAGCGGTTTGACGGGCTTCTCCTTCTCCTGCTCCGGGCGCTCGCTCATCGGCTGGTCTTTGCTTTCTTCTTCGCCTCGGCACGGCGGACGTCGCCGGCGAGCTTCTTCTTGCCGTTCTTCTTTGCAGACGTCTGCACCTTCGCCGGCGCCGGCTTCTCCTTCGGCACCGCCTGGTCGACAATGGACTGGGCGTCGATCCCGAATGGTTTCAGCATCTCCGGCGCGGTGTGCTCTGCGCGCCATTCGTCGAGCGCGTCCTCCTCGAGCGCTCGCAGTGCCGCGAGCCGAATGACCGATTCCGGCCCGGTACCGAAGTCGGCCAGCTTGAGGTTGCCGCTCTTGCGGCGGAAGGACAGCTGGATCACATGTAGGACGAGGACGGCGGCCGGCGACGTCGGCCCAGCCGCTGCCGACTTGAGCGCCGCGATCGCCGCGTCGCGCAGCGCCGGAATGGCCTTCTTCCACCGGGCCGACTCCCGTTCCGCCTCTTTCCGCTTGGCGGCTTCGCGCGCGTCGGTCGCAGCCTGTTTCTCCCGGGCCTTCGGATCGGGAGATGTCCGCTGTGTCGCCGCTTTCGCGCGCTGCCGCTTCTCGGTGCCCCAGTGCACGGCGCACTTGTCCTTGTTCACGCAGACCGGGAACGCCTCACCCCGGCCTGGGCCCGCGGCAACCACGCCGATGACGGAGTACTCGCAGGGCTTGCTCTGCATCCATTTGCCAGTACCCTCGTCTTCGTACGAATCGCCGTCGGCCCTCTGCCAGCTGGCATTGCCGTAGGTGCGGTGCTTCTCGTCCTTCGCATCATTCTGGACGCGATAGTCGCGGGTGATCATCACGACCTTGGACTTCTCGTCCTTCGCCGCTGCCAAGGCGACGGCGGTCTCCGGAAAGAGGTTCGGCAGATCCTCGCGCTCCGGCACGAAGCGGACGTGGTCGTCGATCCACTTCGAGAATTCCCTGACGCTGACCGGCTTCCGCGGTCCATCGTCCGCCAGCTCGAGCTCGGCATCGGTGCGGCCGTAATCGGTGGTGAACAGTCCTTCGACCTTCCCCCATCGTCCATCCGTGTCGCCGATCGCGCGCTCCTGATCGGCCTTCGACAAACGGGCCAGGAGGATCGCGTGCCCGGCCGTGATGATCCGATCGGCCAGGAGCTTCTGCGCCGGCTTGATCAGCTGCAGCAGCTTGAGCCGGTCGTAGACGTATTTCTCCGAGAGGCCGATGCGGGCGGCGATGTCCGGGATCTTGAGCCCGGCCGTCTTCATCCAGTCGGCGAAGCCGCGGGCCTCGTCCAGGGCCTCGAGATTGTTGCGCTGGCGGTTCTCGACGTTGACGAACTCGACGAACGTCGCGTCGTCGAGCTCGCGCACGACCGCGGTCAGATGCGAGAGGCCGGCCAGCTCGGCGGCGCGGCGACGGCAGGCGCCCGCCGCAATCTCAAAGCAGCCCGGCTTCTCGGGATGCGGCCGGACGAGGATCGCGTTGAGCTGGCCGCTCTGGCGCAACGACTCCGCCATCTCGGCGAGCTCCGTTGGATCGAACCGTGTCCGCGGGTTGTGCTCGGACTCAATCAGAAAGCGGAGTGGAATCTCCTGCAGCGATGGGCGGGCGATGATAGAGGTCATGCGGCGACGCCTTCGCGCTGCCCGACCGCGATCATCCGATCGAGGAGATCGAGCGCGCCGTCTCGCATGGTGCGGCGATACGCGACGTAGTCTGGGCCTGCGGCGGCGGTGAGCAGCTCGCGCATCTTGTCGCGCACCGGGCCGTAGACGGCTTTCTGGACCTGACCGTACGACGGATCCTTCGGGAGTGTTGCCAGGCCCGCGCGTACGATCTCAACGATGGGCGCCGGCCAGAGCGAACCCTTGCTGGCCGCGCCAGCGAGGGTTCGCGAAATAATTTCCACCGCCGCCACCTCCGCCGCCACCTCCTCCGCCTCCACCGCCACCTCCGCCGCCACCACCGCCACCACCTCCGCCGCCGCCGCTCGGATCTGCTTACGCAGATCCTCGCGCCAGGCGGTGCGCCGCGCCCGCGTCTCTTCATAGAGACCGTTCATCACCGGCCACGCGAGACTCCAGCTGGCCTGATCGACGATCGGGGCGATGATCGCCAGGCGCTCCGCGTACGCGTCGAGCTTCGCGAGGCGAAACGCAGCGGGCACCGCGGTGCGATAGCACCAGTCGAGGGCGAGGTACCGGCGCGTCTGTTCGTCGGCGTCCGACTGCGACAATCCGACGACCTTCGGGATGTACTGCACCAGCAGCTGCCGGTCGTCATCCGACCAATAGTCGTTGAGCCGCATGGTGAATCGATTGATGCTCGGTGGGACATCCTTCGGATGGTCGGTCGGGCGGTACGCCCGCCATTCCTTCACGGCCAAGTCGGCGACCATCACGAAGTCGACGGCCTCGTTGAAACAGAGCCCATCCTTGCAGGTCCCATGCTTCCCCACGCTGAGGCGTAGGCCCTCGGGGAGCGGGCGCCGGAACTTCGGCGACGTCGGTAGCTGCATCGTGGTCTCAGACATGATCGAACTCGGGCGTGGAGGATGAGGCGGTGAGCTGCGCCGCGCGCTCAGACATGGGCGGCCTCGGCTTCCGGCTTGGGCGCGCGCTCGCCGGCGGTGCTCGCAGCACCCTCAAGGAACGCGTCCATCGCGTCCTCGGTCGTGATGGCATCGGCCCGCCGACGAATGCCGGCCCGCTCGCGTTCCGACCAGCACGCCAGGCCGAGGATGCCGGTCAGGCGATCGACCTGCTCCTGGGTCACCGCCGGCACCGCGGTGTCGAGCCACTCCGCCAGGGAGCGACCGGGTTCCGGCTTGAGGAGATCCGTCAACTGATCGGCGAACATCCCCGTGCGGTCCTTGCTGGCGGCCGCCTTGTGATCCATCTGCAGGTCGAAGGTGACGGTGAACTCGTATTCCATCCCTTCGCGCTGGATCGGGGCCATGCCCATCTTCTTGGGCGCGGCCTTCTTGCCGTCGCCTTCGCTCATCTGGTATGCCTGCTTCGATCGCATCGTCACGATGAGATGGATCGGGCAGTTGAGGAGCGCCGCGCGGAATTCGTTGTGCTCCTTCGTGAACGGCGCCCAGTTGGAGAAGTGATTCCCGCCGCGGGCATCGGTCTCTTCCTTCCGCTGCAGGATCCCGCCCTCGCCATCCCACTGATGCGAGATGGAATCGACGACAACCAGGTCGTATTTGTTGGTCGTGGCCGCGGCAAGCGCCTCAACAAACTTTGCCGTGAGATAGGGCGGCCGGATCTTGAGCGAGTCGAACTGGAATCGATCGGCGTAGAGGGCCGCGCTGCCGGCTTCGGTGTCGATGACGGCGATGCGGCCCTTCGGGCCCACGATCGCGCGGGCCAGCGCCAAGGCGCCCAGCGTCTTGCCGGACCCGGAAGGGCCGGCAATGCCGATGCGCAGCTTCTCGGCCACGCGGGTCGCTGGGGCGAATGGATTGGGATGGGTCATACCTCTTGCCTCCAATGGATCAAGGGGTGATGTTGGAAGCATCCCCGCTCGGGATGCTTGTTCTGCCAGCGCCGCCTTCCAGGGCGGCGTTCGGTTTTACAGACTGTCTCCGGCATCGCCATCGTCATCGCCGCCGAAGAAGCTCGCGGCCAGGATCACGAGCACGAACGCGCCCAGGATGAAGGCGGCGACTTCGGCGGCGGTCTTCACCGCCACGACTTCGTGCCGACGTTCTCGAAGAACGCGCGATCCAGTTGCCACTGCTTCTGCCACGCCGAGCGCATCCGCTCCCAACGCCGCAACACCTCGAACGTCGCGACGATACCGATGACCGCGAACACTTCAATCGTCCGGCTGAGGATCACCGGGCCGCTCGCGGGGGCGTCAAGGACCGATTGCCAGAGAGAATGGTTCACCGACCACGCCCCATCTTTGCGCGCGCCCGGCGCTCGACATCGTGCAACCAGCAGATGAAGAGCGAGACGAGGATCACGCCACCGATGTGCGTCATGCGGTCGCCTCCAGCGCCATCCGCAACGCCGTGACGTCGGCCTCGAGCTGCCGCGTCTGGGCGAGAAGGGCCGCGCGCTCCGCCGGCGACTTGTACGCCAGGAACTCGCTCACCTTGACGCCTTCGGCGGCGGCTTCCTTCGCCAAATGGATGAGCAGGTGCGCGTCGAGCGCAGGGACGGTCTGGCAGTGCATCGTCACTTGGCCACCTCCAGCTGGACCATGAGCAGCTCGGCGCCGGCGACTTCCTCGGCGAGCGCGTCAATCTCCCGCCGCCGCGCCGCGGCGTCCTGGCGCTCCTGCCAAGTCGCGAGCTCGATGTGCTCGGTGGCATCCGCGACCACGTGCCGGCGGAGCGCGTTCGCCGCGTTGGTGAGATGGATGTGCCGGTGCGCGTTGAGCCGCGCGAAGATCTTGTCGCACTGCGCGATCTTGCCGGTGCGGTAGGCTTCCTCGATCAGGAGCTCGAGGAGGAGCACCGCGCGCGCGAGCTTGTGCTCGACGGCCTTGTCGGTGCATTGCGGACCCAGCCGGCGCGCGACGTCGCCGTGCACGCTCGCGGTGTGGGAGGGTTGGGGGGAACGCGGAGTTCCCCCGTAGCGCGGCAGCGGTCCGGGCGACAGCCTCGTCGTCATGACGCCGCTCCCGCCGCCTCTGGCTTCAGCTGCTCCTTCACGTCGCGGTATTCGGCGAGCAGGTCGTTCAGGCTGTGCTCGTAAAGCATGGGGCCAGCATCGCAGTCATGCAGCGTGGCCACGAACTGGACCTGGCGCTTGACGGTCGGCGTGACTTTCACCGAGATCGTCTCAGTCTTCGACTCCTTTTCCTCGCCTTCGGTACCGTTCCCAAGGGAATCGGCCATATTCAACGACTCCGGTTTACCTGATAGCGGCGCCGGTTTCCGTGGCCGCGTGACACATTCTACGGCGAGGCTACCACTTCTGTCAAGTGGCACGCGCAAGCTATCCGACCAAATGACGGCCGCCAGGCGGAAGGCAATCGCCGATTGGCTCGATGCTGGGCTGGCAAATAGCCCAAAGCTCGGGCGCCGCGTCAGCGTCGCCGAACTGGGCAGAACGTCCAAAGTGTCACGTGAAACGCTTTACGGCATTCTGCGCGCCAACAGGGACGCCAGCGACCCTACCCTGAGTCGAGTGGCGAAGGCGTTGGGGGTTGAGCCGCCCGAGTTTTCGATCGGCAAGGCGCCAACGACGGTCAGGGATGAACGAGTGCGGTATGGCGACGGCGGTGGGTTATCGTCGATCTCGGCTGAGCTGCGGCGCCTCGGCGCACAGATCCTGGGCGAGGCAGCCGAGATCGAGGCCCTGGCGCAGGGCGCTAGCGCGGACCTCGCCGGAAAGGTAGGACGCGCGGTTGAGACTTCCATGCGGGACGGGGCAGGGGCGGCACTGCTGGCGGCGGCGATCCCACGACCTGCTGCAGGACAGCAGCTGCCGCCGGCGAGCGGTCAATAGGGAGCAGCTTCCCGGCCATCTCCTCGCTGAGTAGAACGCCGTGATCGTAGCCGCGCTCGCCGTAGAACGCGAAACGCATCTGCGAGATCCATAGAAGCACTACCGTCTTCTCGGGTATCCCGAGTTCGGGAATGCCGTCAGGGCATTCGAATTGATAGGGCTCGCGCATCTCGACCTCGACCAGTCATGCACCCGAAAGGATACCGAAGCGATGAGACAATCGCACCGATTCCGGCTCTTCGCAAGTCTTTCGGTTTTGGCGTCGACGGCCTGCGGCGGGGCGCCCCAAAAGCCGGCAGCGGCGCTGACCCTGGTGGATTCCGCGCGCGACCAATTGAGCGGTCTCTCGGTCGCGCAGTTGCAACGATTCCTCGCGGACAGTCCAGGCTCGACACGCGCCGCCGCTCGCCTCGGCGTTCTGCTGGCGAATTCTGATTCCGCCAAGTCGGAGCGCCACGGGCATGACGAGCAAGAGCTGCGATCGCTCATGCGCAAGTTCGAGGCGAACATCGACGAGGTCCGAGCCTCAGCCTGGTTCACACCGCGCTCGCAGGCGGTCGGCAGATCCTGGAGCCGCAGTTTTATCGGAGCGATGGTCGCCTCCGATGGAGAGATCTGGCTTCAGAGTCATTATCACGGCGATTCGTGGCTCTTTCATGATCGAATCACCGCACGCGTCGGCGATCGGGTCATCGAAGCCGGCCCGCAGCCTTCGTCGCGCATTGACCATCAGAACACCGACGTCGTTTGGGAGACGGTGACCTTTCGACCGGGAGAGGACAACGGTCTCCTCGCAGCCCTGGTGGCTTCTGATCCGCGAGCGCGAGTGATCATCCAGCAGGAGAACGAAAAGACCTACCGTCTCGCGACCTTTACCGAATCGGATAGGGCCGCGCTCCGGGACTGCTGGCGGTTGAGCGAGCTCGTGAAAGAGCTTGGCCAGGCCACCACAATGTCGATTGCCAAGGCTCACTAAGCTTCGCATGATCGACATCCCACGAATCATCCGCGAACTCGAGTCCGCGATTGGCGCGGCTGCGAAGGACATTCATACGGCATGCGCGCACCTCAACGATCCGAGTTATGCGGGCAGCAAACTCGGAAGCGCCGAGCGACATGCCCGCGATGCGGAAGACGCCTTGGCCAAACTGAAGCGTGAACTGAAGGACTCGGGCCAACTGTGATCTCCCTCCGCACACCGCCGCGATGCCGCTAGTCTCTTGCCCGGATTGCGGTCGTGAAGTCTCCGACTCCGCGGTGACGTGTATTGGATGTGGTCGTCCGATGGCCGGCCCAGCGCACCCCGCGTACTCTCCGGCGCCGGCGTCACAGACGGCGCGACGAGAACGGAAGTCGGAGTTCGCCGGTCTAGGATGCATCGTTCAAGGCATCGGCTTGGCCCTGCTATTCTTTTTCCCGATCGGCACGGTGCTCGGCGTGGTACTGCTGATCTACGGCAGCCGGCTATCCACATATCATCGATGCTCGCGATGCAAGAACAAGCTGCCCGACCGGACGGCCGCCGTCTGCGGAGCGTGCGGCGCGCGGCTCATTCAATGACGCCACTGGCCTCCCTCCGCTCTCTCGCCAAACTCCCCTGGATGATCCGGCCGCTCGAGGAGCAGCTGATGATCTCGGCTGGGCCGCATGTCAGCTATTTCGACCTGGCGAACGACGCCTTTGTCGGCAGCGCGAACGAGCACCGGATCCCGCGCACGGCGGCGATCGCGGCCATCGGGTTCGAAGCATCCGAGCGCCTCGGCCTCGAGTGGAAGGTCAGCGGTGGCGTCGCTGCTATCGCGCGGTTGAAGGACCAGGTCCTGATCGAGGTCACGCACGCCGAGAAGGGGTACGAGATCCTGTTCATCAAATCGCCGGCGCCGGCGTCGCACTGCCTGGCGGCGATGCACGGCGTGAACCTGCTGCGGCTGGCGGAGAGCAAGTCTCGGCCGCTCCGCAGGAGAGGGAAATGAGCACAACGAAAGGGGTCGCATGGAAGTCCGATTCGCACTGATCGCCGACGCGGCGAACATTTCGCGCGAGGGCAAGCTCAACATCCTCGGGGAATTCAACGCCGTGCACGCGGCCCAATATCCCTACCGTCACCCTGTCATCTGCTACATCGCGTCTATTGAGATCATCAACGAGGATCGAGGTCACCGCTTCGAAATTGAGTTGAGGTACACGGACGAGGACGGCCGGGCGATCGCTCCACCGATCGCGTTCCAGATCGGCGTGGCCGGGCCTGACGTGCCTGGGGGAATTGAGAGCCATTCGCTCATTCTGCCGATCAATAATTTGACAGTTCCCCGGACGGGGAAATACTGCTTCGACCTGTGGTGCGACGGCGTTATGGTGAAGCGCACACGCCTCACGGCATTCACCCGAATTCTTCCGACGGGCCCATGAAGCCCGATCGGGCCGCCGCGCAGCTTCGGGACTGGCTCGCTGGCAAGGCGACGAATGTGAGGTATAATGAGCTGTCGGCGGTCCTCCACTGCCTCGGCTGGCAAGAGGTTTCGGGGACCGGGAAGGACGGGTCCCATCGATCCTGGTGGCATGGGAACTGCCGGTCGATCGTCTCCGTAGTGAATAAGGGATCCGGCCAGTTGTTGCCGGTGTACGTGAAGCGAGCGGCCAGGGCCGCCCTCTCGATCCTAGAAGGGACACATCCCGGTGAATAGAACCCTCGAGCAAATGGTGTTCGCGCAATGGTCGATCGACGGGCCGAAGCCGGATCCCGATGGATCTGGCGCGTTCGTCATCGAGATCGCGGAACTGCCAGGATTTCTCGTCGCGGCAGAAACAAAAGAAGAAGCGATTCATCTTCTCACGCCTGCGTTGCGCACGCACCTAAGTGCGTACGCTGCAGCCGGTCGGAAGGTCCCGGAGGCAATGGGTTTGGCTGGCTGGATTCCGGGTGAGATTCAGTGCGACAACAAATCGGAGACGATGCATCTAGTTGGGTTTCCCGAGATGTCTCCGGCATAGCGGGTCAATCTTCCGAAACAGATAGCGCCCCGACTCGTCGTCGGGGCGCTTCGTTTTGATCCGCCGTTGATCTTCACCGGCGAGCTTGCGTCATGCTCAGCGATTCTCTTTTCGGTCCTTGGCCGGCGTGGCCTTTCCCTTGGCTGTCGATCGATGCGCGATCGAGCCCTTCGGCGGACGTTTCCGTTTTGGCTTTGGATGATGAGCTGGAGCGGCAGGTTGCTCGCGAGGTGGGAACAGCGGGACAGGATGCTCGGTCGTCATCGTCTTTCGACGCCACCAGGACGGAATGGCCTGCATGAAGCGGCTGGCCGCGTCGATGGTGCTGACGATGCTTTCCTTGCCGAGTCCCGCCTGTAGTCCGAAGATGCCGAGCGCGACGCGGATAAGGTCGGCGGTATTGTAGGGCTCGGGATGATTGAGGAAATGCTCGACCACCCAGATGAAGACGCCGTAGCCGACAACTCCGCGGACCATCGCGCCCCACTTGATGCGGCGGCTCACAGGAACCTCCCCTTGGCTGCAATGAGCCTGCGCACCGTCAGCGCGGTGCCGACGATGCAACCCAACGAGGCGACGTGCGCCTGACACGCCGTCACCGTCGCGAGCCCGAACCCAGCGGTCTCGCCGGCGTAGCCAAGCTTCTGCCAGACATCGAACACGATCGGGCTTACCGCAGCTTGCTTCAATAATGCCTGGCGCTGCGAAAAGATGAGCGCCGAATCTGAATAGTGGATCTGCAGGAGTGTCCCATTCGCGGCTCGCTGCTGCTGGAACGCGTCCCGGTATGCCAGCCGCCCGGAATCCGAGACGGCCAGCTCGCGTCCGAGTGAGGCGTTTTCCGCGTGGAGGGCAGGGACCAGCGAGTCCCGATAGATCGGCAGCGAATCCGCCGCGGTCTGCGCTTGGCCGAGTTGCACCGTTGCGGAGGCGGCCGACAACTCCGCTGCGACGCGCCGGACATGCTCCACGATCTGCTGACGGCTCAGCGTTTCGGCGCGCGTGCTGTCCTGTCGGGCCAGCGAGTCGCTGTGTTGTGCGGCCAGCCGAAGAACCGCGTTGACGCTGTCGGCCCGGCGTTGCTGGACTGCCGCGCTATCCGCCGCCACGTGCGCCGCACTGACCCCCTGCGCGTGGCAGAGCCACCAGCCGCCAGCGCCGGCGAGCACCGCCAGCAGCAGGCCAGCGAGGACTCCCTTGACGTTCGAGCTCACGGCGTGCCAGCGATATACCGGAGGACGAATTTGATGTAGTTCTCCGGATGGCCGCCGTCGGGGCTGCCGTGGCCGTCGTTATCGAAGTAGAGGGCGAGGTTTTTTCCGAGCACTTCGGACAGGGCAAACTCTTGGACGAGATTGGCGGTATTGTCGGGGACTATCAATGGCACGAGTGGGGCCACCCGGCTTTGCGTCAGTCCAGCCCAGCCGTGTGCGTAATTTCCCTCCGGGTCAGCCACGTCGACATTGTCGTCATCATAGCCAATCGTGAATTCCCTGATGGCGTCCAGATTCGTATAGGGCGCGACGATATGCGAGACGACGTAGCCACCCACCAGGTCGTACCACTGGTCCGCAATTGCGGGGAACAGCTCCACCGTGCCCTGATCCGGCAACGCGAGAATGTCGGCGTGGATCAGCGTTTTCGTGGCGGTCAGGGTCCCGGAGCCGTCGTCCTCCACGGCAACGCCATCAGGGAACCGCAGCTTGCCCTCGGCGTCCACGTCGACGGCGACCAAGAATTCGCCAGGCAGGATGTGATTGTCCGCGGGGGTGGATGGCCGGAGGCTAGCCGTGAGGTAGTAGCGACGGCTCATCGGGTGGTCTCCCTTGGGATCGATGCGTGCATCAGCCTGGCCACTACTGCACGCCCGCGAAGCCGGCGGTCAGCGCGATGAGCTTGGATCCGACCTGCACTCCGCCCGCCGTCCGCGTGACCGCCGGCGGCGTGCCGGTGCCGATCAGCACGACCTGCAGGAGGGTCGGGCCAATGGTGGCCACGCGCAGCTGCTGTGCGAGCGTATATGGCACCGGGATCCCAGAGGAGCGCTTCGCCGGCGGCGGCGGATCCGGCCAGAGCTGCGCGTATTCGTCATAGACGGTGCCGGCGATGTTCGCGCCGAATGCCGAGAGCTGCACGGTCTGGCCACCGGCAGTCGTCCAGGTCCATCCCGTCGGGGTGCGCGTCGGTACGACGTTTGGATGCCACACCGAAAACCAGCCCGGATTCGCGAGCAGCGTCGCGCTGTCGGCGCGGTACTGCGTGAGGTCACCCGGATCGACCAGGGCTACGGTATCGAAGGTGGCGACGACGCTCCAGCCGTTGACGGTGGTGTAGAGCGTGCTGCGCTGTCCGAACGTGAGGAACGGCGCCGGACAGTTGTAGGTGCAGCCGCCAAGCTCGCCGCCCGTGCTGCCGGTGACGGCCCACCATCCGGCGCCACTATCGACTCGAGTAACACCCTTCTGGGCCATCGCGCCGAACCCGCGGTAGCTGACGCCGTTCGTGGCCAGCGGTCCGACCGCGTCGCCACCGTAGCCGTAGGGATGGTCGAGCACCCACTCGCCGTTGCGATACATCGTGACGTTGGTCCAGTAGCGGACCTGATGATCCTCGTCGGTCGGTGGCTGCGCCTCGATCGAGACGCTCGTCGTCGCATCCTTGATCGTGAGATGACCGCGGCCGCTGTTGTACCAGGTGCCGGTCGGCATCGCGCACGCCGGCACCGCCGGATCGTAGAAGGCCAGTGCATGGATCGCGTCGTACATCGGCTCGGCGGAGCCGTAGCCGACCTTGCCGAACTTCGCCCACAGCGCCTGCAGGGTGGCCTGCGTGGTGCATTCGCGCGTGGTGCCGGTCAAGCCCATCAACATGTCGATGCGCCGATAGAGCCAGGTAGAGACGTCGTGCGGGTGTTCCGTATCCCCCCACTCGACCGTCTGGTTCATGTCCGGCGTGAACTCGAACGGCAACCACTTCGCGTAGTCACTGAAATACCGATCGGCTTCCGGAATCGGATTGGTTCCGAGTGCCGTTTTCAGCGCCTCGACCCCGAGCAGCCAGACGGCCGACGTCCCCGGATTGTAGTCGGTGGATTCGACCTCCTGGCCGCCGCGCGACTTCGTCTGCATGAAGAACGTGACTTCGTTCCGCGCCGTCGAGTTCATCGTATCCGTCGACGTGAGTCCGCCGACCAGCACCGGGGTGAAGCCGCCGGTGGTCATGCTCGAGTCGAGCCAGCGCGGGGCATCGGGCCGGCCGCGGAAGAGCAGGTCGACCAGCGTCGGGCCGAAGAAGCAGCCGAGCGTCCCCTGGTCTGCGTCGCTGGTGCGACAGCCGCCGACGTACATCGGCGTGCCCTTGCCGAGTGCCAGCCGCGTCCAGCTCTGGATCCCGGAATAGAGAGAATCCCGCTGGGTCGAGTCTGCCCAATGCCACACCCAGTCCGTCATGATCGCAGCCGGTACCAGCGTCGCGCGGACCGCGTCGTTGCCCTTTGTGCCGCTCCCGTATTGCTCCAGCTTGGCAATCGTCTTCTGCGCAGCCGCAGGGCTGCTGTCCACCTGCGCGACCCAGGCGCAGGCGAATCCGTCGTCACCATACCGCTCACCTGGCGTGCCGGTCGCACTGCACACATTCTCGGCGAGCTTATAGAGGAAGTGATTTGTGGACTTCATGTTCACCCACACGGCGCGACGCGCCGGCGTCACGATGAACATCGGATCGCCGATGCCGTGCACCAGGTTGACCACGGTGGGCGGAAGCGGTGCCAGGACCGGCGGAGGTGCTCCGGGAGGCGGCGGGGGCGGTGCCGGCGGCGCGATCACTCCGACCCGCAGCGTCACGACAAACGTGATGGGCGCGGCAGTCGCCGGATTGACCGGCGTTACCGAGACTGTGTCGAGATAGGTGCCCGTGATGAGACCGGCCGGCCGGATCGTCCAATTGATCCCGCGATCGTTGCCCTGGTAGACATGCGATGAATCGAGCACCAGCCATGGCTGCGTCGAGCGAACCTTCACCTGGACGGTGTAGGAACCGCCGTCCGGGTTCGTGACCTCCCAGATCGCGTACCCGGCGACTTGCGACGTATCGACGTTGCAGGTGCAACTCCCGGGGTAGATCGACAGCTCGTAGGGGAATGTTGCGACCGGTGGTGGCGCAGGCGGAGGGGCCGGCGGCGCGGGAGGCGGCGCCGGCGGCACAACCGGTGGTGGGGGCGGTGGCGGCGGAGGTACGACGGGCGGTGGTGGAGGCGGCGTGACCACCGGCGGTGGTGCGGGCTTCGTGGAGGAGCAGAACCAGCCATCGGCCGACGAACTCGACGGCACGCAATAGGCCAGACGTGTCGGCGGGACCGTGTCGTGAATCGGCGCGGGCATCGTTGTCGGCTTCGTGGTCGAGCAGATCCACGTGATCGGCCCCGGCACGCACCAGTTGTTGATCGTCGTCGGTGCTGGAGCCGGTGGCGGAGGAGCTGGCTTCTTCATGGCCTCGATCGGCGGCGTCACCGCGACCGCGCTGTCAGGCACGGCGGCCTTCGGTGGCGCGGTACAGGCAGCGAGCAGGGCGACGAGCGCGAGGCGACGCATCAGATACTCTCCATCTGGTGAACGATTCCGAACGCCGCGATCGCGGCGAGCACGAGCACCACGACCACGACGGCCAGGACGACCCACATCCACGTCTTCATGGCGACACCCGGAGCGCGCACGCCACGACCCACCGAACAGCGATCCAGCTACCGTTCCTCATCAGGGAGGCTGGTGGGCCGGGCGCACGCATCGTCAGGACTTGGCTGCCGCGATAGCCGGCGCCGCGATCGGCTGATTGATGTCCGTGTTGGTCGCCGGTGTCGGCGGCCCGTTGCCATTCACCGCGTGACCGAACAGGCTCACGGCTCCAGTCGCGGCCAGAGCGACATAGGCGAGGACACTCGCGAGCGGCGCACTCAGATGCAGAAAGCCGGTCGTCAGGAATGCGACGATGCTGTCATGCGTGGCGCCCTGCAGCAGGGTCAGGATGTATCCGATGATCGATGTCAGCTTGCTGAACGGGTTCACAGAGGCTCCGGGTTACGCCGCCACAGGCGGCTGGGGTGAGGCGACGTCAGGCGGAAACACGGGACAGAGCGTGGCAACATTGAAGTAGTGGTCGGCCTCGGCATGCCGACGGCGCCACAAGCCCAACACCGGCGCGGGACCGACGAAATACCACTTCATGAATTCGGCGCGGATACTCGGATCGTTCGGATCGGCATTCACCTTCTGGCGCAGCTGCGAGCGTCGGTAGGCGCCTTCACCCTCGTTGTAGGTGAAGCTGACCAGTGCATCGAATTGCCGCGGCAGCAACAGGTCCGTCGAGAGCAGGTCGACCGCGCGTTCCGTCCACTGCAGATCCCGAGCAAACCAGGTATCGGCCTGCGCCTGGGTGCAGCGATCGCCGAGGGCCACTCTGGCATTCGTCGGATAGCGCGTGGTCCCCCATCCGATCGTCGGGATGCCGCCGGTATCGAGGTAGGCCACCAGCCGGCACTGCTCGGCCTGGTGGATGAGTCCGAGCCCGCTCGGACTGGTGATGGCGATCATCGCGCCGCCCTGACGCAGCCGCGGAGCGAATTGCAGATCCCCTGCAGCAGCTGCCTTGCATCCTTGAGGTCCGCCATGCCGGCCTCGATGGCGCTGAGTCGGATAGAATCGTTCGTCAGCCGATCCCGGACGTTCTTGAATCCCCCGAGGTAGGTGCTATCGACACCGCGTTGCTGCTGCACGCCGTCGATGCGCCGATCGGTCTTGATCCCCCATCCCACCGTCCAGATCGCGCCAAGGACCATGGCCATGCCGAAGGTCTTGATCCAGAATTTCCGGCCGGCGTCCACCTTCTCGGCCGCCACCCGCAAATCTTCCATCGTCGGCACGTCGCGGAATTCGCCTTCGACGTCCTTGATGAGCGCCATCGGCGAAACCCCCGGGGCGGCAATGGCGGTCAGATGACGGGACCCGAAGCGCGAGCCATGCGAACTCCCGGACTTGGGGCGAGGTATTTCGGGCGACGGGGCATGGTACTAATGGCCCGAAACCGTCGCCACCAACCTCAGCGTCAGCTGTATCCGGGCGCGGTCAGCGGGACGACCTGCTCAACGAGCAGCTGGCGCCAGGCGCAATCGAGATCGCCGAGCGAGACGATCTGGCCGATCGCGAGGAGGCCGCGGCGCTGGGTGAGGTAGTCCGGCATCCAGCTGAGATCGAGCAGCACCCAGTCTCCGGTGCGGAGCAGGGCGGTCGCCGAGCGCATGCAGGCCACCGAAACCGCGGCCGCGCCGAGGGAATACCGGTTCAGGATATTGGCGCCGCGCAGCTGGGCCAGCTGGTTGCCGAGCTCGGCCCCTTCGTCGGGCAAGCCGGTCACCGTGTTGGTGCGCGCCTTGCCCGTCGAGGCCCCGATCGCGGTGAAGAGCAGCGACGTGATTTCGAGGATCTGTTCCCCGTTCCGGTCGATCGAGACTTCGTCGCGGAACTCATCCAGGACCGATCGCTCGAGTAATCCATCCGCGTCCGGCGTCGGGCCACCGATGCCTGGCTTGTAGTCGCGGCCGTAGGTGAAGCGGAGGATGTTGATGATGCGATCTCCGGCGTTCCAGTCGGAACTCGACTCCGTGATCGCGTTCGCGATGACTGGCAACGCACTGAGCTCGATCGGCGGAACCTGCGAGACCGGGGAGACCTGGCCGAAGCGATCGAGGGCAGGCGCCATCCCCAGTGGGGCATAGAGATACTTCTCCAGCCAGTCGCGGAGATCGGTCACCGCGGTGATCAGGCGGGCCCGCACCGGCGTCGTCATCGCGAGCACGGCCTCCGGATCGTAGATGATGCCCGATGGCTTCACGTTGCCGTGGACGTCCCGATCGGAATACAAGCCGTCGTAGAGATCCTTTGCGAGCTGGCCCGCGGTCATCCCCTCGAGGTAGACCGGCAGGTCCTGCGTCGGTGCCGCACGGGAGACGATGAAGCACTCGATCGATTGGCCCTCGGTCGGCAGGTCGACGTGCTTCCGATCGTCACCGATCTCGATCGAGTGAATGGTGGAGAGGTCGGCCGAAGAGATGCCCTGCACTGGCGTGAACGATGGATCCGTCTCGCCGCGGATATGCACGGTGATCAAATGGTCGGTCAGCTCGTGCCAGGCATCGCTCGAGCCGGCGGCGCGCCAGAGGAACGCGATGTTGGTGAAATGGGAGACGCTGTAGACAAAATCCCGGATGAAGTGACCGAGTCCAACGTCGAAGAACGTCTGGACGACCGCCAGGCTCTTCGTCGGTTGCAACGCGGCGATGACCGGATCCGTGAGATGTAGCGTCGGCGCGATCGCCAAATGGCCATGTTTCGGCTCGCCGGGGTAGGTCAGGGTGTTGTAATGCCACAGAGCGGTGACCGGGACCGCGGGATTAAGCAGGTAGAGCCCGGTGTCCGGGTTGAGGCCATACCCTCCGACGACACCATCCGGCACCAGGCTCTTCATGCCGGTCGGATCGAGCCCGCCGCCATCGCCGCCGCCCTCGATCCCGCCACCATGATTGAACGCCGTGATCTTTCGTTCCGTGTCGCGGGTATCACGGATCTCGAACCCGAACGCGGCGTAGCTGCTGTCGAGGGTCGGCGTGCCGGCGGGCCCATCGGCGATCACCGTGAACCCAAGGGCCTCGCTGATGAAGCGCCGCAGCCGGCAGCGGCGTCCCTGGATGTCCGCGAGGCCGAGATCTGACAGCCGTTGGGTCATCCACCCGCTCTGTTGGTCGCCGGGCGTCTGGGCCGGGTCGATGATCAGGACCGAGATTGTCCCCACCGTGGCACTCCCGCTCGCCACGTCGATTTCCTGCTGCGCGTAGTTGTCGGGCTCGATCAGATAGGGAAAGGGATCGCCGGCTGCCGTACCGACCGACCAGCGGATCGTGACGCGGTCATCGTCGAAGACATCGAGCACGAGCGCACACGGCGCGCCGAGGTCGGCCACCAAGCTGTCGAGCAGGACCGTGCCAAACACTTCGGGTCGCCGGAAGGTCGCCTCGACCGCATCGCCGATTTCGCGGACAATGCAGCGCGACGCACCGAGCACGCGCGTGACCGCGGCAATCTCCTGTCCGAACCCGCCGAGCGATCGCGAGTCGTCCCACGTCGCCAGGGCGATCTTCGGCAGCAGCCGCTTTTCGGGCAGCGACGTGACGACAACCGTGTCGAGTTCCCAACTGACGGGGAAGCTCACGGGAACTGCTCTGGCAGCTGCGGGCCGTGCGTGGCGAGGAAGACGTTGCCCACCCCTCCGCCGGGCGCTTCGCCGCCGTCGATGAAGATGGCGCCGTATTGCACGAAGGTATGGACGTCCCCGTTTTCATCCTCGAAGCTGATGCCTATCTGGCTGCGCACGGCCACGGTCCATTGATGCTTGATCAGGAACACGCTACTCTCGGTGTATCCGCCCTCCAGGAAGTCGTTCGGTCCCACGTGCGGCGGGGCTTCGCTGTCGCAAGGGCTGGGATGATGCCCGCCGTAGCGGAACGGATAAATGAGGGTCCCCGGTGGCGGCAGCTGGACGAACACATCCCGGCCGCAGTTGACCAGCGAGGTATGCACCTCGGCCCACGCCGCATCGGGATCGCCTTGGAAGGCGGCGATGAAGTACCGCCACGGCCCGTAACAAGTGCCGATCCGCGTCCTGGCGCGGAAGGTACACGGCTTCATGGTGAGCCCGCCGTGCACGACGTTGAAGTTGAACGTATGCGAGCCACCACTGGCGATCCCGCCGCCAGGCGCGTACTCCTGTACCTGCTGATCGAAGACCGGCCGATAGCCGCCTGGGTAGCTGTTCAACGCCGCGACCTGCATGGCCGTGACGGCCTCCGATGCTCGCACGGTGAGCTGGAGCGAGTTGGTCGGTGTTGCATTCATCGGGTTGCGCCAGAAAAAGCCACCGAGCCAATAGAGATCGGACACGTTCCCGACATTGGGCACGAAATTGGGTCGGAGCGGGCGCGGGATCTTGTCGGTGTACTTCCCGGTATTCAACCGCTGCAGCGCGTAGGTGCCATGTACCGGATCGTGGATCGAGTGCAGGACCGTGAGTCGGCGATCAGTGGTACGGAAGGCTTCCTCGAGGCGGCGGTGAACGTTGTTGTCCGTCAGCGTCGTGTTGTGCACCGTCCGGAAACGCTCGTCCTCGTCGCGGCGCACCGTCCCGGCGCCGGTCTGTCCGTAGAACAGCTGCACCCAGGGACCTGGGAAGCAGAGAGTTTCGAAATCCCGTACCACGCGGGGACTGACACCCGGTTCGAGCATCTCGAGCGTATATGGATTGAGCGCCGCATCCTCCACTGTACCACCGGCCGATCCGTTGACCGTGATGACACCGTGCGCGGACGCGGCCACCGTACCCTTCGCCGCTCCGGCTCCCCCGAAGGCAACGCCGCCGGAGGCCGCTGTCCGGACCTTGACGGTCGCCGTGTCAGGACCGCCCGAAAAGGCGGCTGCACCAGACCCAACACCGTTAGCCACCGTGGCGGCCGGGGCGATGGTGTAGGCGATGCCGCCGATGGCGGCGCTGTTGCCGGTCCAGTTGACATTGAGCGTTGTTGGTCCCGCAGGATGAACCGCCCCATTACTGTCGAGAAACGCGCCAATCGAAAAACTGAACGCCGGGGTGCGCTGTGTTGTGCCGGCCCCGGCGGTCGGCTGTCCTACCGAGCCGCTAGAGTGCGCAAACACCAGCATCCAGCAATTGTCAGCAACGGACGTCAGGGTGCAGGCCATCGTGTGCGCGGCCAGAGCGGTCGTCGTGATCCCGGTATTGTCTGTAAGCGCGGTCTGTAAGGCGCCGGTAAAGCTGACCGAGGCACCGCAAAGAAGGTGGTTGTTCGTACAGGAGACGACCACGCTATGCGATCCCGTCGCCGGCCCGAGCAGCGCATAGACGTACATCATTCGATTGAGATTGGTGTTGACGTTCTTCCCGATCAGCGTCAGCGCGACGCCGCCGTATGTCACGCCGGTAATGTCGTCATGGCCGCCAGATGCGGCGTCGCCGACGATGCCGACCTCGATCCGACGGTTCGACCCCGCGCAGGTATGCGACCACGTCAGACTATTGGTCGTCCCGCCGTTGTTTCCACCGTTGACGACGGTATCAGGAGCGATCGCCATGCTACTCTAGTCCGTGATCGTGAACGACGTAATGGTCACCGTCTGCCCGGAGGTAATCGTGCCATCGAAGTTGAGATCGCCGGAGCCGATACCGCAGGTCCCATCGATGCGATGCGTGTCCGCAGCATTCTTGAGCCGGAACCAAGTCGGCGTATCGGCCACGCCGGCCGCGGCTGCGACAGACCAGACGCCCTGCGATACGACGGCGCGGAAACCAGCCGCAGCCCAGGGCGTAGCCGGGAGCGTAATCGACGCCAGCTTCGTCTGAGCGCCAACCGCTGTGTCCGCATTGGTCGGGATCGTGTCCTTGTAGATCTCGAGGATCGATCCGGCGGGAAAGAGCGCAGCGATTGCATCCAGTCCGGCATTGGCGGTCAGAATCTTCAGGCGATAGGCCATCGGTTAGCACTCCGTGAGTGTTAGTTCCATGAACTCTCCTAGACCTAGAAGAGCGGGTCACGCCAGAGGATCCAGATCTGCGGCGCGCCGGCGGTACCGGTCGGCCGTTCCATGGCAACGATCGGCCAGCCAGCTCGCGTAAAGGCGAGACTGATCTCCGTCGCCGGCGCACCGGTGTAGGTGTACAGAAGCTGCTCCGTTTCCCACTTCCGATTGGTCGCGTCGGCGCGGGCGAGATAGATCGATTGGCCGCGCGCGACGGCATACCAGCAGCGCGCTTCGTATCCCTGCGAGATGTCGCCGACCGCGACGGGCCCGGTTGACCAGGCTGTCAGATAGTCGAGCGTCACGGCGTCGGGGCGGAGCGTCGTAGACGCGCGCAGCACCTGGTGGCCGGGCCGTTCGAAGTCCGCCTCGAACTGGAAGGCCCTAGTCGTCATCGGCGAAGTACCCGACCCAGGGCGGCAGACCATTCACGCCGCGCAGCGTCAACGTCGCCGTCAACGTGCGCGGGAACGCCGCATCACGCGCCGGCGCCCAAGAGGTGCCGGCGGCCGGCGCGTCGAGATAGACATCGAAGGTGGCCAGCTCGTCGACGTCGGGGGTCCACGTGATCGCCTGGCCGCTCTGCCCGAACTGAATCAGCGCGAGGACGTCGGGCCACTCGTCTTCGGTGAAGCGCAGCACCAGGTCGAGCAACGCGTCCCGTCGCACCACGTAGGTGGCGGGCACGCCGGCGGCCGCGACACGCATCCCGCCGACCGTGGCATCCTTCGGTGTCCAGGCCGGCGAACTGAGACTCGCCACGAACACGCCGGCGCCATAGTTGAACTGCGAGCGGCGCCTCATCCGGCGCTCCTTCCGACTACTCTGATATGAGCGTTATCCCCGTATCGCTCGCGCGCCATTTGTTGCGCTCCGTATACCACGGATTGCACGGCGGGGTTCAGCGCATTGAAGCCCGGGCCGGACAGGACGATCGTGACCTCCTGGCTGGGAGCCTGCGCCGAGGTCCCTGTTCCTGCAGCCGGCGAACTGGATCCGGTGCCGCCGCCACCGCTCGGCCCCGATACCCCCCCGCCGATAGCGGCCATGGCGACAGCCCCAGCGCCGGCGGCAATAGCGGCTGCCTGGAACTTCGCGCCCGAGTCAACCTGTCCGAATGCGAACGCCGCCAGCGATTCTGCTTCATACGCGAGCGCCTGCGCGAACAGCAACCGCGCTTCCTGCTTCGCATACGCGATAATGCCGGCAAAGCCCCCTTGGGTCCACGCACTGGCAAGGCCCTCCAACTGCTGATCGATCACCGACAGCATCGCCGACTGACCGGCGGTGAGCTCTTTCGCCTTCTTGGCGCCATCCACCTGCGCCACCGACAGTTTGTGAATCTTGTCGATCAGATCCTGCGTGATCGTGATACCGCGCTTCCGCGCCTCGTTGAGCGCCTCGGTGTCGAGCTTTTCAATCTCCTGTTGGCGATTGTATTCCTTGATCGCCTCGGTGCCTTGTTCCGTCGCGGCGTTGCGGGCCGCCAGATTAGCAAGGAGTATTTGCGTTTCGGCTGTATTGTCCGGGGCCGTCGATCCTGCCGGCAAGGTCACCGGACTGAAACTGGGGGTCGTGGCCGTGCTCGGCTGGATCTGGCCGGCGACCACGTCCGCGACCGCCTTGTCGCGCAGCCGCTTCGCTTCAGCAATTTCGGCGGCCAAGGCGGCGTTACGGCCCTTCCCGGCGTCGGTTTCGAGCTGCAGGATGAGCTTGTCGTACTTCTCGCGGGTGGCGATGGCCTCCTGCGAGTTCTTGTCGAGTTGTTTGACGCGATCGGCTTCTGCCAGCGCCTGAATCTCCGTGAAGGTCTTCTCGGCATCCTTCGCGGCTTGCTGCGCTGCCTTGGTCCGTTCTTTCCGGAAGGCCGCGATCGCGGCATCCTGTTCCTTGGTGAGCGTCAGATGGCCCGCGGCGGCATCCCGGTAAGTCCGATCGATGGCGGCGGTCTCGGCACCGGTCAGCGCTACCCGTTCGCCGGAGCCGTCGCCCATCAGCTTGACTAGCGCCGCTTGTTCGGTTGCGGTCAGCGTGCGGCGCGTGGCATTGGACGCCGTGATCTGATCATTGGCCGCGACGGTCGCATCGGCGTTGGCTTTGGTCTTCCTGGTCAGCCAATCGATGGCTTTGGAAAGGGTGTAGATATTGGGCGTGTGATTGACGATGAAGAGGCCGAACTTGGCAAGGGCAGTGGCCCCGACGACCAGCTTGTCGATGAGGGAACTGATCGCCCCACTGTTCTTCTCCACCGAGGCGTTCAGGTCGACAAGCGCCTTCTGTAAACCGCCGACCGAGCCGCTGAGATTGTTGCTCCCCAGAATTGCGAGGCCGACTCTTTCCTTGAATTCACCCCACAACGCATTGATGTCCTGGATCCGACCGGCGAGCACCTTGGATTCCTTCTCGTTCAGCCCGCCGATATTCACCCGCAGCTTCGCGATGATGTCCCCGGTCTCGCCCGTCTTGATGCCGAGGTCTCCGAGTCCGCGCGCCAGCCCCAGCGAGGCTTTGCCCACCACGTCGGCCGCCTCGGCCATGCTGGTATGCCGCTTCGTCGCCACGTCCGCCGTGAGCGTGAAGAGTCCGAGACTCTTGTTGTAGTCTCCGGTGATCGTGATCAGGTTCGTCAGCGCGGTCCGCGCATCGATGCTGCTGAATCCGTGAACGCTGGCCAGCGCCGCATCGACCTGTGGCTTCACCCGGGCGTAGCTGAGACCGACTCTCCCCAGGGCGTCGGTCAGACCGGTTAGGGAGGTCTGGGCGTCCAATCCGGATTTGACGATGCTGTCGAGAAACCCGGCGATCTTCTGAAAGGCCAAGAGACTCGCGAACCACGCGCCGACTTTGGCCAGGCCGGCCGTGAATTGATCGCCGAGCCCCTTCCCGGAATCGCCGACGACCTTGATCGTCTTCGACAGCTTGAGGTACTCGGCGTTCGTCAGTGTCCCGGCGGCGCGCGCCTTGTCAAGACCCGCTACTAACCCGGTGTTAAACTGCTGGGCGGCGAGATCGGCCTGTTGCTTGAATTGCGCGGGGTCGATGAGGCCGCGCGCCAATTGCACCTTCAAGTCGGCGATGGCTTTATCGAACGACGCCTTCAGCTCTTTCAGGAATGAAGCGCCGCCGCTCTTTCCCGCCTGACCGAGAGAATCGTTCAGCTGCGCATTAGCCTGATCCGCACTTTGTCTATCGAATACGATCCGGATGATGCGTTTGACGATCGAATCTGCCATCTACCACCCCGCCGCGGCGTTGAGTTCCGCTTTCCATGATTTCCACTCCTTGACGTCTGCCCCGGCGATTCTCCCCGCGACGGCACGACGCACATCTTCCCGAGCCGTGGCGCGACTGAGATGCCGCATGCCGACGACGTAGTGATGCCATGAAAGCGGGAATCCATCCGATCCGGCCCAGCAAGGGAACGCGCGGGCGAACTGGGCGAGTTGATCCGACCAGTCGACGGTGACCTGTTGTGTGGGGGGCGCCGGGGGCAACGCATCGGGAACATGGAGCAGCCACCAGAGCGCCGGCTCAATGTCTGCGGCTGGGGCCTTCGCAATGCGTCGACCGAACCAGCGCATCCATCGGGACACGGGAAACGCCGCCTGCAGGAGCAGGCGGCGCGCCACGCGAATCGGTTCTATCGTCGACTGCCCGGCGGCGGTGGCATCCCGCAGCAGGTTGGCCACGACCAGGCAGTGAAAGCCCAAACGAAAGGACAGCGGGGGTGCCCGATAGCCGACCCCGCCGAGCTGAAAGACGCGCGGCTGCCCGAAGGCGAGCACGGCGTCGATGTTGACGACATTCGGCCTCGGAATGGAGGCGTATTTCCGCACGTATTCCGCGTGGGCGTACGCCTCCAGTTCCGCGAAGGGCTTGATGATCATCGATCAGGAGCCGACGAAATCCACGCCGAATAGCTCTGCTTCCCCGACCATCAGCGCGATCTGGCAACCGTCTGGCTTGGTGAAGTCCTGCTGGCATGTTACAGTGACGTCCACGATCGACTTGCCGCCATCCGCATGGTGATATTTCGGCGCGAGCCGCTCGAAATCCGCGCGCCAGATCAACATCGACATGTCGACCAGGCGCTGCTCGGCCGCCGTCAGATCATTCCCGTCCTTCTTGAAAACTGAACCGTCAAAGGTCACGGGCACGATGCCGACGACGCCGGTGACGGGATCGGTAGCAAGGAAGAGCTGCTCCGACACGATCCAGAGCGTGTATTCCTTGACGCGTCGCTGCCGCTCCTGGCCCGCGGATCCTGTGCCGGTCGGCGAGAAGATCTTGAGATTGTCCGGATTCGGGAAGACGCCGATCTTGAACGTCGGACGCTCGCCGGTCAGATAGCGAATGAGGGCCGCCGGTCCGGACGATTCCGGTAACGTGAGCTCGGAATACGTCGGGTTCATCGCCATTTCAACGTCACCCTCCGTCGTTCCGATGTGCGTGAGGGAGGCGAAGAGGTCGTCGGACCCGTTCCAGGTGGGATTGACCTGGAAGATGACGGATTTGCCGATGTCGTAGTCTTGGTTACCGACCGGTAGCGGTTGCATGTCAGGACTCCTCTAGGGGAACGTATTTGCCGCGGGCTGCTTCGATCTCGAAATCCAGCGCTCGATGGAGCACACCAGGATCGGCCGGGTAACTCAGCGTGCGACTGTCCACGTACCGGGACCAGAGTCGCTCGCCGCCGAGGACGAACGCCACGTCGTGGTGGAGAAGCGTCCGCAGGCGTCGCTCGATCTCCCCGGCTTTGGCGATTCCCCGCGCCCAATAGTCGACCTGCAGCGCGATCGTGCCGAAGAGTTCCGCCTCGCGATCGCTGATCATCTGGTATTCAATACTCGGGATGACAACGGCTCGTGATGCTTGCGCCGGATAGATATGCGAGCCGCCCAACGACGCCACCAACTCGCCGTCGTCCTCGAGCAGCGCAATCCAGGGCGGCAGCAGCTGATCCCAGCGCACTAGCCGAGCCTCGCCTGGACGAGCTCATTGATCGGCCCCTCCGTCGCGGCGATCGCCGGCCGGAGAAACGGATGGGGGAGTGTGCGGATACCGCGGAGATCGGTGAAGCCGTACTCGAGTCGATTGCCGCCGGGGTCCTGGCTGCCGATACCCGACGACGCGACGGCGCCCTGTATACGGGCCGGCAGCCGCCGGAACGAGGCGTTGAGCTGGCCAGTATCCCATTCGGGGGGCTGGCCCGCGGGAGCCGCGGTCAGGAACGTCCCGAAGCGCAGGCGCAGCAGTCGGTGGATCTCGGCCAGCAGGAGATCGGCCGCCGCGGCGACGACCTCTTTCGCCTGGGCGAAGTACTCGGCCTGCAGCTCCTCGGCCAGGTCGAGCTTGTCCGGCGCGTCCAGGACGATACGGAGACTCATGGCAGCACCACGGTCGATGGCTCGACGTTCACCTCGAGGTGATGAAGCACGGCGCCGGCCGTGGGACGCGTGACCGAGACGATGCGCAAGACGTCTGGCGCCTCCGGTCCGGCGACGACACGCAGCAGGTCGCGCTCCTTCACGTCGAAGTCGAGGATCAGAAACCACTGACGCTTCATGGCTTGGATTTCGCCCGGTCCCGGGTTCTGCAGCGTGCCGGACCAGAGCTGATTCGGGCGCGCGTTGTTGCCGGGAGGTGCCGGCAACGCGACGAAAGTTTCGACCGTGTCGCCGAAGCCGTCGCGCGTCGTCGTGGCGCGGTAGACCACGGCGCGGTGATCGCAGAGCGCTTCGAAGCTCATGCCAGCACCGGCCGCCGCCAGACACCGAGCGTGCGGATCGCGCCGGGAAGGGAGCGCAGGTCGCCATCCTCGAAGGCCAGGGCGCGCTTGGTCCAGCTGTAGCCCCCGATCTGCTCGCCCGACAGCCCTTCCTTTCCCAGCAGGTTCAGCCGGAGCCCGATCAGGTCGATGACGAGCTGCTCGATGTCCTTCGGGCCCCCATCGATCGGATAGCCGCGCCGGTACGTCACCGCGTATTCGATTCCGTTCCGCCACCGACGGCCATCGACGCGCCGGAGCAGGCTGCCACGCTCGACGTCACGCAGTTCGTAGGCGACCGGTTGGATGGTCAGGATCTGCAGGGTGCCCCCCGGGCGGCAGGGCAGGCAGCGCTCCTCGACCAGGAGGTCGTCCGAGGAATCGTCTGCCACCGCGGTTTCGCTGAGCCGGAGATAGTCGCTGCCGTTCCCGATCAGGAACTCCGTGACCGACGCCGGCTCGCCGAAATAGCGGTTGGTTTGCGTGGCCACCAGCGCGAGCGCCCGCGCCTCGAGATCGGCGGCGAGCTCGGCGTCGTTCAATCGCGCCAGCGCGGGAATCGCAGTCTGCAGCTTGAGGACACTGATCATTGGCGCACCCGCTCCACCAGGATCGTCGTCGAGATCCCGGGCGTGTAAGGAAGGCGCACGAACTCAACCCCGAGCCGCCCCAGCGTCTCATGGCCCTGGAGCAGCTGCTCCCAGTCGTCGCCGTGCGTAAGCAGCTTCGGCCGAATCAGCTCCACCAGCGGCGAGGGATCGGTCGTCGGCTGCAGCAGCGCGAAGTCCACCCCGCGCAATGCGCGGACTACCGCCAGCCGCGTCCGCTCATCCTGGATCGGCGGCCGCTTGTATGCCGCGGCGCCAGCGTCGCTCACCACACCGACGACCAGCGTATCGCCCAGCGCCTTGCTGGCACGCAGGAGATTCAGGTGCCCTTCGTGCAGCAGGTCGAAGACGCCCGACGTCATGACGATGCGGCTCACGCCGCCATCCGGATCAGCTGGTCATAGGCGTCGATGATGGCGGTGGACCGTGACGCCATCAGGTTGCCGCGCGCCTGGGCAATGCGTGACCGGTCGTTCCAATACCCGGGATCATCGAACCGGCGCACCGCCCGCTCCCATCCGTCGAGATCGCCGCGATCAACGTAGACCGCCGCGTCGCCCAGGGAGGCGCGGATCCCGGCCGCAGGATGCGCGATCGCCGGAATCCCGCTCAGCGCCGCTTCGACGCCCACCCGATTCCACGCCTCGCCCCATGCCGGCAATTCCTCCGACGCGACGGTGCGGGTTTCCGCACTCGGAAGCAGCAGCACCCGCGTCTTCCCGTAGAACTCCCGGGGATCTGCAACCCGACGCATCAGCCGGACGTTCGCCGGCGGCGGGTCGCGAAGGATTTGTTGGCCCCAGCCCTCGATGCCCAAGAAAGACACGTCGGTCATGCGCTCGGCAAGCCACCAGAACACCTCGCCGCCCTTTCGGAGCGACAGGTTGACCAGCGACACGCTCTGCCCCGGCGTGCTGCGGTAACGGGCCGCCTCGAGGGGGCAGCCCTCGATGACCGTGGAGGCACCTCGGTAGGGGCCGAACTGATGCGTGGTCTGCGCCTCCAGCGCTGCCGAGACCCGGACGAGGACACTGTTCGCCGGAAGCCGCAGACCCAGCGAGGCGGGATCGCCGGCCGGGGAGTGGCAGGTGTAAAGCAGGCGCCGACTGCCGACCAACGGAAGCAACGCGCCCACCCGCGGCTCGTCGCGGACCATCACCCAATCGGCGCCAGCGACCGCATCGCGGACGTGGTCGCGACCGACATGCACCCGATCGCCGAAGCGCGTCCGCGTCTCGCCGGCCAGGGCGGCATAGGTCACGGCGTGTCCGCGTTCGGCCAGGAAGCCGCCCAGCTCGAGATGCGTCCGGTGTGCGCCAGAGCGCACCCCGGACAGCCGATAACCGAGGACAGCGATTCTAGTCATCGGCGTCGACCAGGATC